CCGCTGAAGAAGAATCTCCAGCGCCACCGCCTTCCGCGGAAGCTCCCCGCGCCCAAAGTGTGCCGGAATACCTCAACGAGCTTGAGCGCCGCACGCTGGCCGACAACCCGAAGATGGGCAAGGACGACAAGGCCACGCTGAAAAAGGCGCTGCTTGTGTTCGGACCGTTTATCCACGCTTTCCGCGATGCGTTCCCTGGAGGCATCGTCATCACGCCGAACAAAATAGGTTCCGCGGGACTGATGTACACAACGGAGCCAACAGCCGCGCTTACCGTCTCTCTGCCGGACTTCACAAAGCACCTGAAGCACGCTAAGGACGTTCGCAAATGGGCGCTGTCCGCAGTTCTTGAGGAAGTTGTCCACGCCATCGTGGATACGAAAAAGCTCCTGAAAACGTCCGGCGCAATCATGGCGCAGATCGCGGAAAGCGCACCAGCAACACACAAACTTATCCGGGAGGCATATCCGACAGCCAACACACCGGAGGGAGCAGCGGCGCAGGTTCACGAATTCATCCGCATGGTAGTCCAGGGCCGTATTAAGCTGACCGTGGACGGTGTGACTCTGGACGGCGAATTGACAGAGGACCAGTATTCCGAGACCGTGATGGGGCTCATTCTGCGCGTGCTGCGCGAGTTCCATGCGTTCGTAAAGAACATGGTGAAGTCCGTAGGGCCGAAACTGGCGGCGGACATCGAAGCACAAGCGGCGATTGTGGAGGGGCACATTCAGGCGCTTTTGACGGGAGCGACGGGAGAATCAGCGGCGAAAGCGCCGGAGGGAGCGCCAGCGGAGACGGGTTCACCCGCGTCTGGCGCTCCCGCGGCCTCGCCTGCGTCTGAGCCGTTAATAGTGGCGAGAGAAAGCGGAACTGGGCCGATAGCGGAGTGGGGAGTAGCTTTTCGTAGTGCGCACGCTCACCCGGATAACCCGATAACAGCTATTCAAGTTGTACAAGCTCGTAGCGCTGAGGAGGCGTTGGACAAAGTAAAGCGCGAGCGGTTAAAACCTGGCGAAACGGTAGTCGGTGTGCCGGTCGAAATACCAAAACCTGCCGAATCGGTAGAAGCGCCGCAGTCGGACTACACGCCTTACGTGCAAGGCAAGATCGCGGAGTTCCAGGAGGCCATGCAAGGCCCGGTAGGCGAAGCGTTTCGCAAACTGGTTGGCATTCTGTCCGGCAAAAAGCGATACGTGCGTGTCGCAGGAAGCTCAACCCCCGGAACAGTGGCGGCGTTCGGAGCAGAATGGCCGGTGACTGACGAAGAAGCCTCCACTGTGCGAGAACTTTGGGAAGTTGTTCGCGATGGGCTTCCAGGCGCTGCCTTTGGGCGCAACCCGGAGAACCCCTTCCAGATCGAAGTGGAAGACACAGCGGAAGAAGCCAAGCGCGCAGCAGAAAGCACGAAGAAGTTCAAAGACGCCCTCAAAGGTGGGAAGCCTACCACGATAGACGCGCCCGCGAACGAAGCCGCGACAAGCCCTGAGAACGACATCCCTCAGCCAACGGAAGCCCAAAAGAAGGCAGGCAACTACCAGAAGGGGCACGTCCGCTTTGGCGGCATGGACATCAGCATTGAGAATCCGGCGGGCAGCGAGCGCACCGGCGTAGATGCGTCCGGGAAGAAATGGAGTGTCACGATGAAGTCGCACTACGGCTATGTGCGCGGAACCGAGGGCAAAGATGGCGATCATGTGGACATCTTTATCGCAGAAGGGACGCCTTTGGACTACGATGGGCCGGTATTCGTGGTGAATCAGGTAAAGGCCAACGGGCACTTCGACGAGCACAAGGCTGTGACCGGCGTCGGGATTACCAATGATGCTTCCGCGAAAAACGAATACCGCTCCAACTACAGCAAAGGATGGAAGGGGCTCCCATCTGATGGCGGCTTGAAAAGCGAGTATGCGGATGTGGTCGGATTTACAAACATGGCAGCGTTCCGCGAATGGCTGGCTGGTGCAGACCTGACAAAGGCGGCTGAAATCGAAAGCGCCGCCCCCGGAGATCAACCCGAAGGCGGCGCGGATGCTGTCTTGGCCAAGCCCGGCGCAGGATCATCAACGCCAGTTGTCAGCGACTTGCAGGAAACTGATACTATTCCGCAGGATGTCAAGCCTTCCCTGACGCCCGAAGAGCAGGCCGTGAAGGATATTCTCGACGGCATTCTCGGCGGGCAGATCAAGTCACAGCCGGTAGGCGAGCGCGCTTTCGATACCAGCATCCCGGATGCCGCATTCCTGCCAATGATGCAGGCCGCGAGGGCTCTCTACAAATCCGGCGTCAACGCGCCCGATGCGCTTGCGGCATCCCTCGCAAAGATGGGAGACGCCTACACTCAGTTTTCCGCCGCCATCTGGTCGGCCATTCGTGCAACGGATACGAGCCTGGAGCCATCGCCGGACTGGAACGCGGTATATTCGGCGCTTGAAAAGCCATCCAGCATCACGGAACCTGCCGCCGATGAACGACAACTGGAGCAGCGCACCCCAAGTATTGAAACCGGAGACACTGCGCCGGTTGGAGAAAATCCTGAGCCCGCTGGGGATGAGGATAGCGGACGGATGGGCGGCGACGGGCAAGAAGCAGATGCAGGCGTGGGAAGCGGAGGGAGTGCTGGAGAGAAAGTTGCGGGAAGCGGACGTAAAGGCCGGGGAAATCGTAGCGGAGGCGCATCAACGCGGGATAAATCACCTGACGGACCGGGAGATACTGGAGGAACACGGGACAGTGACGCACCGGATACCGGCGGCATAGCGGCCAGCAACTACCGCATCACCGCTGCCGACAATCTCGGCGCGGGCAGCCTGCGCCAGAAGTATGCCGACAATGTGGCGGCAATCAAGCTGGTCAAAACCCTCCAGGCCGAGGGGAGGGGCGCGACGCAGGACGAAAAGCGCGTGCTCGTGAAGTACGTCGGATGGGGCGGCATTAAGGGAGTGTTCAACCCCGACAACAAAGAGTGGGGCGCGGCGCATCGCGAATTAAAAGCGCTGCTGACCGAAGAGGAATACGCCGCGGCCAGTCGCTCGCAGTTGGACGCACACTATACGAGCGAAGAAATCATCACCCGCGGAGTATGGGCGGCAATGCAGCGGTTTGGATTCAGCGGCGGGAAGATGTATGAAGGAGGTGTAGGCGTCGGGCATTTCATTGGTCTGATGCCGGATGCCATCAGACCAGCCAGCCATTACATTGGCGTGGAGCAGGACGCCATTTCAGCCGCCGTGGCGAAGTATCTCTACCCGGAAGCGAAAATTTGGCACATGGGGTTTCAGGATGCCGCATTCAGCCCCGGCAGCGCCGACGGCATTGTAGGCAATCCGCCGTTCGGCCAGCAATCGCTCTACGATCCGCAGTTCAAGCACCTGAGCAAGTTCAGCATCCACAACTATTTCATCGCGAAACAACTGGAGCTTCTGCGGCCCGGTGGCGTGGCGGCATTCGTAGTTTCCCGCTACTTCCTGGACGCTCTGGACTCCACGGCGCGCGAGCACATCGCCAAGAGCGCCGAGTTCCTCGGTGCCATCCGGCTTCCGAATACCGCCTTCAAGGGGAACGCGAACACCGAAGTCGTCACGGATATTGTCTTCTTCAAGAAGCTGCCGAATGGGCAGTCGGGAGCAACGACATGGACGAAAGCCGCGAAGCAAAAAGACGAGGCGACCGGCGCGGAGTTCTCGTTGAACCGTTGGATCAATGATAGCCCGCAAATGGTGCTGGGGACGCCCGCAATGACCGGCTCACGGTATCGCGAGAATGAATACACCGTGGAGCCCTTTCCCGGAGCCGGTTTAGGTGAGCTTCTGGACGAAGTGGTCGGGAAACTGCCGCAGGGCGTGTATGAGCATGTGGACGCAGCGACGGCGGAACGTCTCACGACGCCGGAGATCGTAGAAGGGGCCGGAACCCCGCGCGTGGGCGGATACATGGTCGGCAAAGACGGCGAAATCTACCGCCGCCTGCCCGACGTGGACATGGAGATCCGCTACGAGAGCGCCGGGATTACCGCGGACACGTCAAAGAAGAAAATGCGCGGCATGATCGCGATTCGCGACGCCATGAACCGATTGATCGCGGCGGAAATCAAAGACGAGCCATCCGAAAAGCTGGAGTCCCTGCGGAAGCGGCTGAATTCCATCTACGATGTTTTCGTCAAAGAGTTCGGCCCGCTGAACAAGCAGGGGAACCGGCAGGCTTTCAGCCGCGACCCGGAAGCCTCGCGCATTCTTGGCCTGGAGCGCGAGTTTGACGCCGGAGTCTCAAAGGACGCCGCCAAAAATAAGGGCATCGCGCCACGCACTCCTTCCGCGAAGAAGGCGGACATCTTCCAAAAACGGACCAATGTTCCCTACATCGAAATCACCCATGCAGAGACAGCCAAAGAGGCGCTGGCGGTGTCCCTGAATCAGCGCGGCATGGTTTCACTGCCCTACATGCAGGAATTGACGGGCATGGACGAAGAACGCATCTTGAGCGACTTGGAAGGCATCATTTTCCGGCTTCCCGAGGGTGGATTCGAGATGCGGGACTTGTATCTGTCCGGGAATGTGAGGGCAAAACTCAACGCCGCGAAAGAAGCCGCAGAGGAAAACCCGGAATTTCAGAAGAACGTGGACGCTTTGGAAACGGCGCAGCCCGTGCCCCTGCTGCCGGAGCAAATCAGCGCCACAATCGGCGCTGGGTGGATACCGGAGGACGTGTATTCAGACTTTGTGCAGTCACTTGTGGGAGAGCGTCCTGGCAGCATTGTGTATCTCAAGGCAACCGGCGGATGGGCATTCCTCCTGGACTCCGATTCGCTGGCGGCAAATCACACATGGGGAGTGCCGAAAACGGCGAGCAGCAACGAAGAGGACGGCTCGCCCGGAAAGTCATTTGGGGCGCTGTTCAGCGACCTTTTGAACGCCAAGCCGCCGACGGTTTATATCACAGTGGACAAGAAGCGACTGGTTCACCAATCCGCGACCGCCGCCGCCATCGAAAAGACCGAGGCTATCAAGGCCAAGTGGCAGGAGTGGCTGTTTCAGGACAAGGAACGGCGGGACAGGCTCGCGAAAATCTACAACGAGAAGGTCAACAACTACGCCGATGCGAAATTCGACGGCTCGCACCTGCAATTCCCCGGCATGTCCGCCCTCGTGGAACTGCGCAGGCACCAGTCGGACGTGGCATGGCGCATCATCACGCAGGGCTCTACGCTTCTGGACCACGTAGTAGGCGCTGGCAAAACCTTTGCGGGGATTGCGGCATTCGCAGAAATGCGGCGCACTGGTCGCGTCAGGAAGCCGCTCTTCGCGGTGCCGAACCACCTTGTCACGCAATGGAGGGACGACTTCATCAAGCTCTACCCCAACGCCAATGTGCTCTACGCCAAACCGTCCGACTTTGCGAAAGACAAACGGAAGGTGCTCTTCGCAAAAATCATGACCGGGGAATATGACGCCATCATCGTCGGGCATTCTTCACTCGGCAAGATTGCTATGGACCCGGCAGGACAGCGGGAACTCCTCTCCGAAATGGTCGAGGAGATCATGGACACTATTCGCGCGCTGAAGGAGGATGCGAGCAACGGGAGAGCCATTGCCACCCTGGAGAGGCAGCGTGAGAGCCTGGAGCAGAAAATGAAGAAGCTCGCAGACCGGCAGCGTGGCGATGATACCGTGACGTTCGAGGAACTTGGCATTGATGCGCTGTTCGTGGATGAAGCCCACGAGTTTAAGAATCTGTTCTACACCACGCAGATGCAGCGCGTCGCCGGGCTTGGGAATCCTACTGGCTCCGGCAAGGCGTTCGACCTTTACCTGAAAACCCGCCAACTGCGGAAACGGTTTGGCGCAAAGGCTCCGGTCGTGTTTGCCACGGGGACGCCGCTCAGTAATTCACTGGTCGAGATGTTCACCATCCAGCGGTATTTGCAGCCAGAGGCATTGCAGGAAATGGGGGCGACCACCCTGGACGCATGGGCCAAGCTGTTCGGCGACGTGAAGCAGGTCTATGAGGTCAATCCCACCGGGACCGGCTATCGCATGGCGACCCGATTTGCCGAATTCCAGAACGTCGGCGACCTGTCAGCGGTGTATAAGACCGTCGCCGATGTGATCGCGCAGCCAGATTTGGAACGTCAGGCGCAGGAGCGCGGAGAGACATTCCCGATCCCCAAAGTGGCCGGAGGCAAGCCGAAGGTGTTCGCGGTGAAGCGCAGCGAGGCGCAAGAGAACTATTTTGGAGTCGAAACGCAGGTGACAGACGCCGAAGGGAACGGAGTCTTCGACAGCGACGGGAATCCCGTGACCGCCTACCCGCAAGGCTCGATCAACTGGCGCGTGGACAACATGCCCGATGACCCGAGCGAAGACAACATGCTGAAACTGACCAGCGACGCGCGTAAGGCGGGACTGGACATGCGCCTGATAAATCCGAACCTGCCGGACGAACCAAACTCAAAAGTGAACGTGGCGGTGAAGGAAATGGTCCGCGAATACCGGAAATGGGATGCCGACAAAGGAACGCAGTTGGTATTCTGCGACCTGTCCGTGCCATCCAGCGCCCGAGGAAAAGCCAAAGCCAAAGCCGCGTCGCAAGAATCAAGCGACGAATCCCCCGCCGAAGAGATAGACGACGAGCAGGAAGACGCGACAGAAGAGATCAGCATGGACGAACTCCTCGCCGAATCCTCTACGTTCTCCGTGTACGATGACGTTCGCGACAAGCTGATTGCCGCAGGCATCCCAGCCAACGAAATCACTTTCATCCACGACTACGACACCCCGGAGAAGAAAGCCAAGCTGTTTGCGGACATGAACGCGGGCAGGGTACGCATCCTGATGGGGAGCACTCCAAAGCTGGGGGCGGGAACGAACGTGCAGGAGCGTCTTGTTGCGCTGCATCACTTGGACGCGCCGTGGAGGCCGTCTGATTTGGAGCAGCGGGAGGGCCGCATTATTCGACAGGGGAATTTACTGTATAAGCGCGACCCGGAAGGGTTTGAAGTTTTCATCGGGCGTTACGGAACTGAACTGACCTACGACGCCCGGATGTGGCAAATCATCGAGCACAAAGCCGCCGGGATCGAAGGGTTCAAGCGAGCCGACCGCTCCACGCGAACGATGCAGGACATCGCAGGCGAGGCCGCCAACGCTGCGGACATGAAAGCGGCAACATCAGGGAATCCGCTCATCCGCGAAGAGATCGAACTGCGCGGGAAGCTGGAGAAGCTGCTGCAACAACAGAAGGCATGGCAGGCCAACCAATACACGATAGACCGCGACCTCGCCTATTATGAGGGCGAGTCGAAGCGGGTAGAGAACCACCGGAAGGACGTGGCCGCCAGGATCGCGGCTCGGGACAAATACAAAGGAGCGGAATTTGAGATGGTTCTGAGCCCTCCGGGAGGCAGCAAGAAGCGATTCGACGAGAAAGCCGGGATAGTTGAAGTGATCGCCGAAAGCGTGCGTCACATGAAGGACACCCGGAATAAGTCATGGCCAGGCATCGGAGAGTATCGCGGGTTCAGTCTTGGACTGGAGATAGCGGCGGACCGGCTGGCGATTACAATGGCAGCACCCGGCGTCCCGCGGTGGACGGTTTCGCGCTACTCAAAAGACGACACCTTGAGCGATGTAGGATTCGTGCAGCGGTTGGACAATGCGCTCAAGGGGCTGGACGACGATCTTGTCTCACAGGACTATCGGATTCCGGCGGCTGAGAAGAAGATCAAGGATTTGACCGAAGCGAAGAGCGCGCCGTTCACAAAGGCTGCGGAAATCGAAGAGACGCGCAAGAAGCACGTCGAGATTCGCGCCGCTCTGATGGAAAGCAAGAAGTCCGCGCCGGTGAAACGGTCGGGAGGTTCTGGAGGGAGTCAAGTTACTCCGGGGCCGCTGACGCCAGCCGATCCCGCATTGTTGTCGGACGAAGTAATGCGCACGCTGCGCCGCGCGGACATCACGGGGAGCTTTTTGAGGCTGCCTGAACAATTAGACCCTAAGCTCTACAAGAAAGTGAACGCGGCATTGGAATCCGCAGGCGGGCGATGGGACAAGACATCGAAGGCGCATGTATTTGCAGGAGACCCAACGGAAGCGCTCGGTTTGAAACAAGGCCAGCGCATTTACTCCCGCGCCATCCCCGCGCCCGCGATGCGCGCTAGCATAACCGAGCAAGGCCAGCCGCTGTTCAGCAGGGATGTGGTCGGCGACAGCACTCCGCCGGGCGCGACTGAAGAGGTGATTCTCGAAACGCTTGTCGATATATCAAGGAATCTCATTGGAGGCGAAATAGGAATCCGCGCTCTGCATCCCGACGAGAACCCTAAAATAGGAGACATTCTCCCTGAATCATACCACTGGAACGACGACGTTAGAACGGACGATCCAATTGGCGGAACGGCGGTGTTTGGGGGATACGGGGATTTAGCCAGGGCGGCAGTTGGTTACTTTGGCAGCGGTGGCAGATATGCGGTTGTTTCGGGGTCTGGCTTCGCCCCATCCAATATGCCTGAACGCCACGCAAAGGCCCTAAGGGACGCCGAGGTTATCGCTTTAGTGGATGCAAGAAAGAGCCCCACCCAGATTACTCTAAGTGAGGCTCTTATGAGCGCAGGCTCGTTTCAATCCGCGCTTCCCGAAGGAAGCGAACCGAATGGCCCTCTCGGTTATGAGGTTGCAAACCATAAGCCAAGCCCTCCGAACCGGATAAGCAAAGAGACGCTCGGGCAAATATGGGCCGCCGCCGGGACACAATCACAGCCCGCGCCCGGCGTCAACGAAAATTCCGCGGGCGAGTCGTTCAGCCTCGGCAAGGCCGCGCCGGTCACGCCCGCGCAGGACGCGGAATACATGGCCGCGGTTGAGGCGGGCGACATGGAGACGGCGCAGAGGATGGTGGACGCGGCGGCGAAGGCGGCGGGGTATGCATTTGAACGAGGGGAACGCGATTATGCGGGTTATCTGGAAGAAGGAGAAGGTGAATCCGGTCGTGGCGTCTATGCTTACCCAACCGGGCAACAAACAATGAGGGCCTATTATACACAGGCTGGAGAAACGAGGGTTTGGGTAAAGCCTTTGGGGGAAGTGGTGGATTTAACGCGGGCGGAAGAAAAGGCAGCAGTTTTAGCCCAGGCCAAGAAACAAGGGATCGTCGCCAATGCATCAAATTACTATCGCCAGCCATTTGCCGTAATGGCACACATGATGCAGGCGCATCCATCCGCCGCCGGTTATACTGTCCCCCATATCGGTCCGGGAATTCCAAGTGGTAAGCAGACGATCTTTAACGCAGATCGAGTTACACACCAATCCGCTGCCCCTGTGACCCGCGACGAAACGGGCAACGTGATCCCGCTCAGTGAGCGGTTCAACCCCGCGAAGGACAGCATCCTGTATTCTCGCGACATTGTGGGTGAGCAGGAAGCCGCGGAAGCCGCTATCAACGCCGAACTCGACAATATGGTGGAGGCATGGCAGCGAGGCGAGACGGCGCGTCCAGGCGACCCGGCGTATTCCGGCAGCGCGCAGAGCATACAGTCGGATGTGGTGGACCAGATGCACATAGACCGGCACACGCCGGAGAGCATTGCGGAGTGGGACGAGGAAGCGCAGCGCATCCGGGAGCGGATGGGCGACGCTGCGGCGCGGGCGATGTTGTTCCAGAAGATGCAGCGTGGAGAGTTCCTGACGCCTGCGGAAACGAGGCTGGCGCTGACTCTGGAGCATGACAGCACGAAGAACCTGCGGACGCCGGAGCAGATCGAGGCACACCGCCGGTTCCGCATGGCTTGGCGTATTTCCGGGCGTGAAGTGGCGCGCTCCCTCAGTTCCCGAATGGACCCATACATGATGCCCGCCGAGCGAGCCAAAGCGTTCATCATGGACGAGATCATGGAGCCCTCGCCGACAGCCAAAGCGCAGGCCTCAAAAAAACGGCAGCAGGCGAACAACACGCCGAACGCCGCGGAGAAGAAGGAACTGGAAAAGGAAGCCAACCGCATCGAGGACGACAGCAGCAAGAAGCGACTGGCCGAAGTGGTTGCGAAGCTCAAGGAAGCCGGGTTCACCCTTCAGGAGTTTCTGAACACCCGCGTTGTCATCGCTGAGAAAGCGCCCGCGTTTGAGTCCATGCTGCGGGCTATGGACGACTGGAAGCGGATGGTGATGCGGAAGCTCCAGGGTGGCGACATCCCATTCCGCACGCTCGCCAAGCAGATCGGCAAGGCCGAGAAGGAAGTGCGTGGGGCGCGGGATGAATTTGAGAAGCGCTTCACCGCATGGGCGATGGGGCAACTGAAACCCGGCATGACCGCGGACGACCTTGTTGCGCTGACAGAAGGCGTGCTGAAATCGCAGCCTGCGCCGGAAGGGCCTATGAGCGACGCAGACAAGCAGCGCATCATTGCCGAGGCCATGATGAAAATGGGGCTGGTCCCTCCTGACAAGCAAGGCAAGGCCAAGGTGAAGAGCAAACGCACCGGAAAGGGCGAGCCGATGGACCCGGACACCGTGGCCGCACTCATTCTGGAGCGGTGGAAGTCCCCGAACCGCCGCGTGCCGACAGCAGTAGGCCAGGCCATCAAGGACTATCTCAAAGCGAAGGCTGGCACCGAGGAGGCCAAGACGGCATTCCGCGAGAAGCTGGAGGAAATGGGCGTGTCTGAAGCAAACGCGGCGGAACTCACCGAGGCCGCGCATCAGAAGCTGGTGGACAGCCTCGCAGGACGCCGGGAGAAGGTGATGGTGTATGTGGACATGGAGGATGCGGAGAGCGCCATCGTGGCAGCAAAGGCGTTGAGCGCAGCCCGCGGGGACGCTTTGGACATGCTCAAAGAATACTGGTATGCCTCCTATCTGAGCGGTCCGAAGACGCAGATTGTCAATCTTGCGAATTACCCGACGCACTTGCTGCTGAATATGGGGCTCAAGCGCACCGTGGCGGCAGCGATGGGAAGCCTTTTCGGAGCCCGGTCGGCGAAAACTCCGATGCTGGGCGAACTAGGCGCGATGTGGCGGGCAATGGGGCCGGGCATTCTCGACGGCTTGCGGTTGGCGGTGAAAAGCTGGAAAACCGGCGTGGACTTCCTCGCATTCGACAAACTGCACGACAAACTGGCCCCGGAGACGGCGGCGGAGGATTACCAGAAGCTCGTCAAAGACATGGGTCTGGAAGTGCCATCGCCAGCAATTCCAGGACGGCTGGGCGGCATCATCCGTTCGCCCATGCGCGCCATGCAGTTCATGGACGTGCTGGGAAAAACCATTGTTGCACACATGGAAGCGGCGGCGAACGCCTACCGCATCGCCAAGACTGAGCAGAAGGGCAAGACTTTTGCCAGCCGTGCCGCCAAAACGGCAGACATGGAAGGCCGGATGACCGAACTCCTGAACACTCCGGGAAGCCCCGCATGGCAGACGGCTATAGCCGAGTCACTGGAGGCCGGATTTCAGACGCCGTTGCAGGGCCGCAACAGTCCGACGCCAAAGAATGCCGTGGATGCGATGGAGCGGGCCGTTGCCGGTGTACTGGGAGCGGTGGACGCGGCGCTCAACCGGAAGTCCGGCAGCGCATGGGCAAACGCAGTGAAGCTGCTGGCCAAGATGATTCTGTTCCCGTTCGTCAAGACGCCCTATAATATCGCCCGTGTCGGCGCGCGTATGTCTCCGCTGGGGATCGCTCCATTCATCATGCGCACGTTTGAGGCCGGACTGATGAAGATGCGCGGGAAGAAGGAATTTCTGGACACGTTCGGGAAATTCTTCGAGCACGCGACCGAGCAGGCGATGGCATGGACGGCGTTCTTCCTTCTCGCAGGAATGGCAGAGGGAGACGACGACGACGATAAAAAGGATTGGCTCCTGACCGGGGGGCCGCTACCGGGTCGGAACGACCGTGCGGAAAACATGCTGCGGCTCGCGGCGGTCGGTGGAGACTACACATTCCGGGTGTATGGGACAGACATCCCGTTCTCGCGCTACGAGCCTATCGCCACGGCGCTGGGAACAACCGTGGACGGAATGCGCGCCTGGAAGATGAGCGAAGCCGACGCAGGCGAAAAAGCACACCGTCTGTTCTCCTCGATGCTGGGACAGATGGAGCAAAAGACCTTCATGCAGGGGCTCAGTAACGCAATGTCGCTCATGGACGACCTGCGAACGACCGACAAGAGCCGGTCAAAGATGTTCGGGCTGCGAGTGCTCTCCAGCTTTGTGCCAAACATCATCCGCGCCCCGATGCGCGACACCGACGACCTGATGCGCGAGAGTCGCACGGCGGACGCCAGCTACATGTTCTGGCCGTCCGAGAACTCCGCGGAGGCAAAGGTATTGCCAGCGACCGGAAAGGAAGTGCGCAAAGAAGGGCCGGACGCCCTGCGGCTGCTGCTGCCAACAGGAATGGACCCCGGCAAGGCTCCGGCATGGGTGAAGGGGCTCGCTGCCTACAATGCGAACCGCGGCGGGAAGAAATTCGAGGATGGCGGCATGTGGGCTCCTGATATTCCAGGTGAGAAGCTGGAGAAGCACCCGCTCGCAAAGGGCCGGGATGTGGAACTCAGCGCGCAGGCATACAAGTTCCTGATCGCGCGGCGCGCCACGCTGGCCAACCGGGCGCTGACCGGCGAGAAAGGAACATCGCAGAAGTCCGTGGAGCGCATCAAGGCCGCCTTTGAGGAAGCCGGAAAGACCGCGCGCGAGGAACTGCGCCGCCGCCCGCTGGAGTGGGTCGAAAAGAAGTGAAATAATTGCTTGCAATGCAAAAATCCTCGCGCAGAGTGGCGGCGAAATGAACGCCTCCTCTCTAGACGCCAACGAGCGCGAAGAAATCACCCGCGCCCTTCTCGCCAGCAAGGCTTGGTCTCACATCATCAAGCCGGAAGTGGACTGTGCCATACGCGAATGCGATAGAATTTGCCTGGAGTCAGGGCAGACCATCGAAGAAATTCAGAAAGCCCGCAGCATCAAAGAGTCCATGAAATCTTTGCTGCGGCGTATAGAATATACCACATAACCGGCGCGACTTCGCGCACGCTTTCCGGCACTGATCGGAAGCGGTTCTTTGACATAATTTGAGCGCGTGGCGGAATTAGACGCAGCATCTTGGGATGCCGCAGGTAATAAGCGAAAATACTACCCGAAAGGTATCGGAACATAAGCGAGCCGGGACACTGGCATAGGGGATGCCCAAAGCGAAAACCGAGAGAAATAGGATGGACGATAGCGAATAGCTGACATTGCAGGTGCAAGCCCTGCCGCGCTCACCAAATTTGAAGGAATGTTGGCTTAGAGGCAGCCATCATCTAAGGAGTAGCCCGTTGGGGAAACTGCTGTAAAAAGACTCGGCGAGCATCAGAAAGAGCCGGTCAAAGCGCGCTGGAGACAGTGGCGTTGTAGTAGGAATCCCGCCTGGTGCCTTGTCAATCTGCAAGGCTTTTGGCGTCGCAGCACACCTTCAAAACAATTTGCCTGCCGTGCCTGTGCTGGCCGAGCATCGGTCTAGAGCCGAAAGCGACAAGCTGCGAAGCGCGAGAAGCAACGAGTGGGAATACCAACCGGACCCGGCGGATGCAGAGCCCGGGTAAATCGCGGCGGCAGGCAAACAATCCCCATAGTGAGGAGTAATACCTCATCGGGCCGTAGCTCAATTCAAGGCTAAGGATTCTAAATCCATACTGGAGCAACCCGAGGCAAACCGGGCAGCCGATACGGCGACTGCCTGGACAATTTCAAGACCGAAGCCAATCGAACGACCGGCAAAACCAATACAACACCCATGACACCTACAAAAATTGACGACGGCGGGCCTGCGTTTCCGCTAGCCACATCATGCGGCAGTAATGAGTCTGTGAACGGCATGTCCCTCCGCGACTGGTTCGCCGGGCAGGCGTTGGCGGGGCTTCTGGCGCACCCTGAATGCACAAAGGTCGGACCCGGATATGAAATTACAACGTGCTGTCTTGCGGACGAGTCCTATGCGTGCGCCGACGCCATGCTCGCCGCACGAAAGGAGGTCGCATGACACCAGAGCAGCAACGAATCGCCATCGCGCAGGCGTGTGGGTGGATAAACATCGGCTGGCATCCTCGAAATTATTTCAACGAAGCTACCGACCGTGCGCTTGGTAACACACGGGACTGGTGGCGACATCCAGATAAGCGTGAAGTTTGCATGGAAGCCGATCTTCCAGACTACCTTAACGACCTGAACGCCTGTCACGAAATGGAGAAGGCGATGGACCGCGAACAAGCCGCCGCTTACCATGATTTTCTAAGAGAGTCCACCCCGTCCTGCGCCACAATGAAATGCTGGGCCGACCGGTGGACTTATCACGCCAACGCCGCCCAACGATGCGAAGCCTTCCTTCGCACAAAGGGCATTTTGAAAGACTGACTTATGGACAAAATTGAACACCTACAACGCATCCGCGCTAAGTGCGTGGAGCTTTTGGAAATCGCCGGCAAGCGGACGCCGGGGAAGTGGAAAGCTGGAGGTAAATACGATCGGGATTACGTTTCGGCTGGCGTTTGGGATGACGAAGTTTTTTGCACTGGACACCGATACAACGCCGCCTTCATCGCCGCCTGCGCCGGACGGGCCGAAGCCGGATGGCGCAACACGATTGATGAAATTGACGAATTAATGCCGCACGTTATAGCTTCCGAGAGCAAGGCAATTCCACCGACCGTGATGCAAGCCCACGCAAACCGCCGTTCCGAAAAAATCAAAGCCGCATGGCCGGAGGAACTGCTATGACACTGGAAGCCCAACGAATCGCCATCGCTAAACTTCTTGGCGCTCAGATAATTAAAAAGCAGTTCCCGAGCGGATGGGACGGAAGGGTGGTAATCGGGAAGAAGTGGGCATGGCATGGTGATGAGGCAAAGCCATGCGCGTATCCCGGCGGCGGCCTTCATGGATTCGGCTGGAATGATGAGGCATACCCAAGTGAATTACCGAACTACCCGGAATCGCTCGACGCCTGCGCCGAGTTTGAGGCGGGGCTATCGGATGAGGAATACATCCATTTCTGCGTGCATCTGAACGAAATCTGGAGCCGCGACAAAGTTACGGACATGCCAAAAATTACGATCAGCCGCGCGGCATCGGCTACCGCCCCCCAGCGGTGCGAAGCCTTCCTGAGACTGAAAGGCAAGTGGCCGCAAACAACTGTCCCCGAAACCAAAACAGAAACACAAGAACCATGAAAGACGACATCATCCGATTCCTCGAAGGAATCCGCAACGAACTAGACACCAGAACTGGCGTCCCTCATTTGCCTGGAATCATCCAGCGCATTGACCGGATGATTACTGAGTTGAGCGCGCTGCCGGCCAATGAAGAGAACGCGACAGACCCCGAGCCGGAATTGCTGCCGGTTACACCCGTTGCAGACGATACTCCCGAGACGCCTGGAGCGGAATCCGTAACGGAACCCGTCGGGCAAGACCACGCCGCTACCGGAACGATTGCAGTTCCCATTGCGCCATCGCTTCCCAACGAAGAAGCCTAAGCCTTCCAGAATATCATCCTTGCGAAAAGCCCGGCGCGGATACTCTGTGCCGGGCTTTTTGTGCCTACGTGTAACCATTGACCACCTACACCCATGTTTATCCTAAGCCGCGACCCGGCTCGCTCTCTGGCCGTTGAACTGTGCCAGCGCTTCTTTACTCCCTGGCAGATGGCGGACGAAATTCCGTCTCCCAATTCGCAAATAGCAATCTCCAGTCTCGGCATATTGACGCCTGCGGAGTTGCTGCACTGCCTACAGCACAACATCCGGGTGAACACCCCGCGGATTGACACACAGTTCAGCAGCGGAATGGGGCAGCACAACTGGCCTCTCCTACTGGAGCTTATTCCTGTGCTGGAGCAGGCCGCTGGTGTAGCGAGCGCGCCGGACAGCGTACAGACGACAGCAAGGCAGGAACGCGATCCAACAACGGAGGACGCCATGAAGCTGATGCAAGCCACGGAGGCGATGCGTTCACTCAAGGCCGCACATCCAGAGTCCCGCGAGATCGAACTGGCGCTGGCGCTACTTGAGGGGCGAGACCCCGACTTGCCCGGCGACAGGACCGAACAGCCTCCTGCGGCAGCGCCTGCCGGTGCGGTGCGCATCAGGTTTGAAAGCGGGAAGTATGCCGACCCGGACGGGCTGCCGGTGGAGAAGGAGGATGCCGCTGTGTTTGCGAATGCAGAGAGCGCGGAGACGTGGCTGGGGCTGGCGATTAACCGGAAGCTGCACGACCCTACCTTTCCGAGGGAAGCGCTACCGCCAGGAGAGGCGGACTGTGAACCGGTGGAAGAGGAAACGCCGGAGCGGAAAGAGCTGGAAAGAGAAATGACCCCTGAAGAGCTTCACCTTGCGCGGCTCAAAGCTGAATTGGACGCCATGCCGGATTTGCCGCAGCCTGCGCCGGATGCGCCAAAGAAGCGCGGACGTAAGCGCAAAGCGGCAGCGGAAGCCACAGAATGAGCCTGAGCCGCAACGACTTCCTCGGCGCGCAGATCGAGCTTATGGCCCGCGCCAACCCGATGGCGTGGTTTGAGACTTACGGGACCATCATGGGGCCGAAACGCGAGCCCTTGCGATGGCCGGAGCTTATCGCGAACAAAATGCAGCGCGAGGAGGATGAAGTCATCCGTTACTGCGAGGCGAGGGATATTCCCTGCAAGATCATCAAGCTGAAAGGACGGCGGCAGGGGAGCAGCACAGGGAGCCTTGCGCAAATGGCCCACCGCGTCCGCCGGAAGCCGACAGCGGCCATTATCTGCGGTCTCGAATACCAGAAGAACGTGAAGGTGATGGAGGAAATTTTCTGGCGTTTCTGCGACGAGGATAAACTTCCCTGGGGAGTGAAAGCCAAGCGGCTCCGCGGGCAAGGTGGGGAATGGAGCAATGGGAGCAAACTGACGCTCATCACAGCAAACAACCCGGACGCGGGCAAAGGCGACGGCGCTCAGTTCGTTCTAATGACCGAGGCTGCCTATTACCCGGTCAGCGAAAAGAAGAACGACGCCGACCTGTTCCGCAGCCTGTTCCAGCTTGTGCCACGCGAAGGCGGGAGCGTTATCATTATTGAGAGCACGCCAAAAGGCGAGGGCGGGCGATTCCATGAGACATGGGTAGGGGCGATTTCATTTGAGGATTTGAAAGCCGGGCGCATCCCGGAGAACTGGAACGGCTTCGTGAAACTGTTCTATCCGTGGCATGAGCATCCAGGCTACCGTCGCAATCTGACGCTGATGGAGGAATTGCGCGTCCGTGAGACACTGTCAGAGCGCGAGGAGGAACTGATGGCGGAGTTCCCGCACATCGCCGCCGATTTAGGACGCCTTGCATGGCGGCGCGCGGTCATCGCCGGGCCGGACTTCCTCGGAGACGAAGCGGAGTTTGAACGGGAATACCCCAGCGACGAAATCCGCTGCTTTGCCGGGAGTGGAACGGGATTCTTCGACGGGCTCAAACTCAAGCACATGCGCGACCACTGCCGGGAGGGCGAAACGGGCAAGCTGGCGATGGGGCCGGACGAATTCGTGGACTTTGTGCCGGGCTTGGAAGGTGCGTGGTGCCGGGTGTGGGAACGCCCGAAGGACGGCTTCTCCTACTGGATTTCCGTGGACACCATGACCGGCGAGCTTTCGGGCAGCAAGGACAGTGACAACCACGCCGTGCTGGTCTGGCGCTCCGGGCATTTCGGGCCGGACGGATGGGTGCCTCCTGCGATTGTGGCGCGTCTGGCGGACGTGGCGGCGGAAGGATACCCGAAGAACAAGGATAAGCTCGCGTGCCGTTGGGATACGGACATCGTTGAGTCCCGTCTGGCGCTCCTGGCGCAATACTACGGGTGCGCTCCAATGGTCATCGAGACCAACCAGGACAACGGCTTGCAGCGCAGTATGCGGGCCTACGGCTGGGCGACGTTTTACAAGCAGGAGCGGGAGAATGAGGTGGAGACGGACCCGAAGGAAATATACGGCTGGCGGACAACCACAAAGAACCGGCTGGCCATGCTGGAGCCGCTGAAAGCCGCAATTCGGCAGTGGCGACCGCCGGGAAAGAGGCTGGCGGCAGATGCGGACGGCGTGGACATTTGGGACGCGCGAATTCTGCGTGAGTTCTCCCGGTTCATCGTGAAGGACAACGGGCGCATCGAGGCCGGAGCGGGCGCGAAAGACGACAGCGTGATGAGCGCGGCCATTGGCTTGGCGACGAAGCACATGGCAAAGATATTCCGTGACCGGCGGGCGTATATTCTGGACGGCGGGGCGTTCAGAGACCAGGGCAGGCCGAGGGATCAGTCGTTTGGGCTTTGATTATCTCGGCTCCGGTGTAGTGGGGGTGCCAGCGGCTGTCTTGTGACGTCCCCGATTCGATCACTTCAAAAAAACCGTCCAAGCGCTTGTCTGAGACAACAAAAACAGGACGCCCGAACGACGGGATTTTCACGCGGTCTCCGACTTGCAAAGCGCAGTATTCTTCCTCGCTCATGGCCGGACAAAAGTAACTTCGGTGTCATCGGCGACCTGCCACGCATTGCCGTCCCAGATGAAATCCAGCAAGTAATGCTGCGGAGGGCCGCTGTGGATGCTCCAATCGCGGGCTTTGTTGCACCCTTTTAAGCAGAGGCGAACGTGACGTAGTTTACCGCCGTCCGGCGGTAGTGCAGAGCAGGCCCGCAAAAACTCAGAGAGCAAGACTTTCATGGTTGAGAAGAATGTGAGATTTGCGGCGGATGCTCGCGTTGTATTTTGCGCAGCAGTCGCGATAACAAAAAACTGGAGGCGATGACTTGCCCCATTACCGCGGCGCTGACAGCCTCATCCAAAGCCTTGTATTCCGGCGATTCTTTCACTGCCCGGCGGCAGCGCTTTTCCTTCTCATACATGGCATCGATCAAATCGTGCCTGCGTGCGTTAATGACATGGAAGTTGGTGCTGCCATGCACCGGCGACTCCCGCGGGATGCGGCGGCAAGCGCGCAAATACTTCTTCCACCGGTGTTTGCGCGGATTTGATATGGAATCCAGACAGCGGCCCAGCAAGCTGGACGGGCTCGGGCGGACAGAAGCGAACAGGTCCGCATTCACGGCATTGCGGCGGTTTGTGGCTCTGGCTTCTCAATCCAATACTCGACGGCGAGCGCAACGCATTCTACCAGTGTTGGAGCGTGGTGAAGGTGCGTGCCGGACTCGCCTGGGATTGGCACTTCGAGTTCAAACCGTTTGCCAGTGGTATTGTAATGCGGGACTTTGCCGAAATGACGCATGGATTCTTCGTAGGCGGCATCGTGCGCCTCGTATCTTCCGCGGACAGTCGGGGCAGCATTGCGGACGCAATCCGACGGAACATCCCTCAGGTGGCGCTGAATGGACTGAATGGCTTCCTCCAAGTCCTGCCGTTCGGTCTTAGCTCCATTGCCGCGGCGGATGATCTTTTTGAAGGCGTTGAACAGTGGCGGGCTGGTAACTCCAAATGCATTGGCGATGTCGTAGATGTCGCAGGTGACGCCTTTGATGGTGGCTTGTGGGTATTTCATAGGTGTGAGTTAATCGAGTGAGGTTAGAATGCCGTGCCAGAACAGGCCAGCCCATGTAGAGCCGGGGCTGGCATCTAGTTCGGCCTGGCTGATTGTGGCGCTCTTTGTGCTGGAGCGAATTTCGATGATGTTCCCGCAGGCGCGCGAAGGGTCGAGTGTGAGCATGATGCCTTCTGAATACTGGTAGAGCGAGAAATCCATGTCGGCGATGTTCGGGTCGCCGCCGTAGGTGTCCCAATAGTCGCGGGCCTCGGTGTTGTCGCTGCTGTGATCCCATTGCAGGACGCCGTTCACATAGACTTCAACCCAGTCGTCTCCAGCGTAGGCTGCCTGTCCGCGGATTTGCCCCCACATCGTCATGTAGGCGTAGGACGCGCAGCAGATGCCGAATTGGACGGAGCCGGAACAGACAACGCCTCGATCATCCGCCGAGTCTGCGTACAGCGCCCTGCAAACAAGCCCGCTGCCAGAAGGACCGGCAGGAAAGACCGGCTCCGTGCGAACTCCAGAACTGACCGCGCCTGTTGAATCCGCGTGTCCCGCCGATTGATACAGTCTCGGAGTAGTCCCGGCAAACGCCTCGAAGCCAGAACTCCCGTTCTGGCAGCAGACAGGAAACGGGTCCGTGTAGGTCCACGCGACAGGGCCGCTGCCGTCCTGCGCGTCTATGTAGGTGTCGTCGTATCCGGCGATGCCTTGGAGGGAGATAGGTGTGATTAGGTGCATTTTGCGTTCGGGTTAAACTTCCTGCGGCGCGGCCTGACGGCTTTCGCGGCATCGTAGGCGATACAGGAGCGACGGAGCATTTCCAGCGAGTGCAGGAGGCTTTGGAGGGCGTTGGTTTTGGGTTTCATGGTCTAGTGTTGGTTTCGTTGGTTGGCTGGCGCTGTTGGCATTCTCTCGGATTGCGCGTGATGGTTAACATTTTTGTCGGTGAACGACTAGTTCGGGCTACAATAAAGGTCGATCACTCCTTGAGCAGTGCCGTAGTAGCTGGGGTTAAAGTGGGCGTCGCATTGCCAGTTCTGAGGGCCGCAGGTTCCGTGGTCTCGCATGTTGCCCATATGTGGTCTCAGTCGCTTTCCGCACTTCGGGCATCGCGGCCAACCGTCTTTCTGGCATCGGAGCAAAGCCCGAACAAGACGGTGATCAGAACCGCCCGGAAGCGTCTGTTGTGGAGGGGTAGCGTTCATGACGGGCGGTCTGATACCTCAGCGTTCGCGTCATAGATTGCTTGCCACTCCTCCAAGGATTCCCAAGTCCCGCAGCCGTTGCCGCAGGTTCGCACCCCCTCGAAGTGTGGCCCGCCTCCTAGGTCGTGCGCGGTGGGCGGTTTCGCCCCGCATTTAGGGCAGTCCCACCACACGCGAACAATCCGCGGCAGTGAACCGCCCGTTGGCGCTGGTGGCAGATCGGATGCTTTCATAGGGCGGTCACTGCGCTTTGGCGTTCGGCAGACCCATCAGCGAGCAGACCGCCGTGATTTGCTGCGTGATGTAGTCCTGCTTGGCTTGGGCCATCCGCCAGAAGTGCCACCGGATGCACGGGCGCTTGTTGCTGGGTTGTATGGAGCCGCGACTTGGCGGGCGGATGTGGTCGCCGCGCAGAGCATGGAGCCGCATTTTCACCCGTCGTTTTTGATCTCGGGCCTCGTCCTGCAACTGCCGAACAAGCCTATAGAGAGGGACGCCGTGCGCGTCGCTGTTGTATCGCGTTTTCATGGTCTATCGTTGGCGGCGTTGGCTGGCTGGCTGGCGTTGTTGGAATTCTCACGGATTGCGCGTGATAGTTAACATTTTTGTCGGCGAACGACTAGTTATCCGAATTCTTTGCGGCGTAGCGGCCTGACTCCCGCTGCCAAAGCGCACGCTCCGTCAAGGCGAGCAATTCGTGGAGTTCAGTACTTCTGATTCGCCCGCGTTTATACGCGTAGTGGAAAATCCTGCCGATGAAGGCGTAGAGTGGTGCCGCAAAGATTCGGATAACAAGACGTTGTAGCCAACCGGCTTGCAGTATCTGATGATCTTTGGTTTGCAGTGCGTCAATGTAGTGTCGGTATTTCATGGTAATTCGTGGGTGCCGGTGGCTAAACTTTGGCCGTTCGGCGACTTCGCCTTTTCGCGCCCGATGGCCGATGCTTTCAGCCACAAGCGGCGGAGTTCCAGGTCGGTTTCTTCTGCCGCCATGCGTTCGAGGTTCTGCGCGGCCCATAGGTAGTTCTTTGCCGTCGCCGAACCATCCACGGCAGCCAACCGCCGGGGCTGTTCGGCGGTCAATGGCTGTGGTGCCGCTTCTGGAGTGATAGGATTACTCATGGTCTTGTGTGCCGGAGTCCGGCGGTTGCTGCGTTTGGCCGTTCGTGCAGGATGATTTTCATGCGTCTGCCTCCTGCTGTGATAGACTCTGGCGGCGGTAAAACTCGGCAATCAGCGCCGCGTCCACCATTCCGCTGTGCGGGACTTTGCTCCGATTCGATGCCAGGAATGTCTCTTCCGGCCAGAGACGTTTCGCCAACGCGGCAGCAGCCAGTTTGGTTTCGCCCTTAGCAACACGGCCAAGCATAGCGCGCTGCCATGAATCTTTCGGATTACCGGAACGCACGCGGATAATGCGACGCTGCCAGACAAGCCGGGACATTGCGGCAACGATCACGCCGTAGCTGAATGCCATGCTGCGCATGATGGATGCGCGTTCGGAGTGAGCGGGGCATTCCTCCACCACAACAACCGTCTCGCCATCGCGGTGGTAAGGGCTGACTTGTGCATACAACATTCCGGCGGAAATCTCGCCGGTTACGCACAGCGGCATGGGGAATGCGTCCACCAGAAGCCCGGCGTTGGTCTTGCCGGTAGTGCCGGAGAGTATGGCGACGCCGCCGGAGACGCCGTTATCAATTCCAATGACGATCATGCTTTCTCCTTCCATTGTCCGCAGACGTTGAGGGCTTTCGTTTTGCCATGACCGTAGGCAGTCTTCCCTTTCGGTGCCATCAGGCAGCAGTAGGTGTATTTGTCGCTGTATTGGTGCCTGTAGAAGTGGGCGCATGTTGCGCAGCGTTTAGCGTCTGTGCGCTTGGCTTTGCCGGGCTGTGGACTTTTTGCGTAAGTTAGCTTTCGTTCCGAAAGCCACTTCTCCTGTTCGGGTGTGGGCGGGTGTTTCATTTGGAAAGGGCGGTCAGAGCGGCCAGGGCGGTTTTTACGATCTTCCCAGCCTCCGCGGCTGTGCCGCGGTTGCCGAGTCGCGGGACCGGAACGGCGCGGATGCCTGCGATGTAGTGGTCCAGCTTTTCGGCATCGCCTGCGGCTTCCAGCGCGGCAGCGGCGGCGCGTTCGCGTTCCTCCTGTTCACGCGCGGCGCGCTCGACTGCTTCACGCGCCTTTCGTTCCTCGGTGGCGGCGCGTTCAGCGGCTTCCTTCTCAGCGCGCAATTTGGCTTCTGCTTCCTCGCGCTCTTTGCGGGCTGCCGCCTCTTTTGCCTCCTGTTCGGCGCGGGCCTTAGCCATTTCTGCCGCATGGCGTGCGCGCTCTGCTGCTGCCGCCGCTTCCTGTGCCTCACGTTCGGCGCGGGCTTTGGCCTCCAGTGCGGCTACTTCGGCGAGACGGGCCTTTTCTTTTTCCTCCGCCTCGGCGCGCAAACGCGCCGCTTCCTTCCGGGCTTCCTCTGCTTCGCGGGCAACGCGCTCGCGCTCCAGTCGCTCTTCCTCGGCCTTCCGAGCGGCTTCTTCTGCCGCCTGCTTCTCGCGCTCAAGGCGCATGGCGTGCAGGTCTTTCGCGTCCGCAAGCTGGCGCTGATATTGATCTTCGGTGAGCTTGCCGAGATCAACGGCGAGGGGACCATTGAGGAATGGGGTAATTTCAGCAGTGCGGCGCTGGCGTGTCTCCTCTTCGAGGCGAAGGCGCTCGTTCTCCTCGAAATCCTCTATGGCCTTGAGGTGTGCCTCTGCGGCTTCGCAGCGCTGGCGAATGCCGCCGTTAGCTCCGTCAATGTGGCGTCCAATCTCCAGAATATCGGCCTTGAGGGCGGTTTTGGCCTTCTCTGCCTCACGGCGGGCGACAGCGAAACAGTCAAGTCTCAGGCGGCGCGCCTCTTTAGCCAACTTACGGCGCTCGTCCGCTGGCATTTCGGCGCTGATCGTCATCGCGAGCGCGCGGGCTTCGTTTTCGTCCAGGACTTGGCAGAACGGCTTGAATGCGTCTAGCGCATTGGCGCTGGCTGCTGGAATGGGCAGAAGCTCTGCCTCAACGGGTATTGTAATAGGTAGTTTGGCGCTCATGGCGCGGCACTTCTACAGCCGGAATCCGGGAGCGCAAGAAAAAACTCGCCAGCAAAGAAAATAATGCTTGCAATGCAAAAAGACAGCGCCAGAATCCCGCATGGCTACAGACAAACCAAAACAACCGTGGCGTTCGATTACGATTCGCCTGAACCCCAAAGAATACGCCTCGCTTATGGCGCGCGTGGCGAAGCTATCCAAAGGCTTCGCAAAGACCAATCCGACGGCGCTCGTAAAAAGCGAGTGGCTGGAAGGCATCAAGACATGATTACCATGCAAACACAACCACTACACGAGAAATTGCGGCTCGCCGCGCACATCACCGAGCACAAGCTGCCGTGGGAGCACAGGACTAAACCATTCTCAGATTTCGCTTTAGCGATTATGTCGTCTCCGTTAGACATTCTGCGCGTGAACGGGGAAATCCGCCTCGCAGACGGCTGGCTTCCGCACTACGGCGGGGAATGCCCGGTTGAGCCTGCGAGCATACCGAAAAGGCTATTCCGCGATGGGGTTATCTCCTCACTATTAAACGCATCCGACTGTTGCTGGGAAAGCGACGCGCCAAGTCCCGTCATCGCCTACAAGCCCGACCCATACGGTAAATTCCGGCAGGCGATTGCGGACGGGAAGGAGGTGGAATTTAAGATTAGTGAAACTTTATGGAAAACGGGGGCTTTTCTTGATTTCTGTTATCCACCCAACCACTACCGCATCGCGCCGGAGAAGAAGCGCGTCCCGCTCGGGCCGGAGGATGTTCCGCCGGGGAGTGTCGTAAAATGGCAAAACGGTTACTGGAGCATGGTATTGCAAATTTGCGATAGCGGTATTGATATTAAGGGGCACGGATACGAAACATTTACTGGTCTATCTGATCCCCGCTGGCAAATCAACCGCCCGAAGCACCGAGACGCGGACGGCAACCCGACTCTATGGGAGTCGTGCTACAAGGAGGTCGAGGTATGATAACCGAACTGCGTTACGATGACGGCTCCGGCGGGCATACCCTATATTCCAGTGACGGCTGGGTAATCCTATATTCCAGTGACGGCTGGGTAATATCGTTACAGTCCGAGCCGCTGGGAGTTCACGAATGCTACGTCGCCTATCATCGCGACAACGGCACAACTATTACAATCTCCGCCCGCGTAGTGCTTTTCATACGCGAACAAGAGCCAACCGCTAAAGCCGCCACACCATGATACTGCCAGCATCTACAGCCAACGACACGCCTGCTATGACGCGCGAAAGAACCCGCCAGCGCAGCATTGAAGCGCACTACCTCGCACAATGCGTGGAGTGCCCTATGTGCGGTGCCAATAGTAATGGCCTGGAACTCCGCGAGGTTCCGCCGTGGCTCCACGGCCACGACCCGCAGAGCCGCATCGTGTGCGACTGCGGAGTGTGCGGACCTACCGAGTCCTCGATAGACGAAGCGGTGGATTCCTGGAACACCCGGACCAGCACCATCGCGCCGACGTGGCCGCGGCCTTTCGCGCTCGGATTTGTCATCGGCTGCCTGTCCAGCATCGCTGCCGCCATCCTATTCATTCTTTTCGGACTATGAGCACAACAGCACTGACACACATGCCACAACACGGCGATCAACTTGCCATCACTGAGCCGCAACTGATCGAGGTTCTCCGCGCCAGCCTTTACCCGGACGCCGCGCCAGAAAGCGTCGCACTTGTGCTTGGCTACTGCCGGGCGGCAAATCTCGACCCCATGCAAAAGCCTGTCCACATCGTGCCTATGTGGAGCAAGGCTGCGGGAAGCATGAGGGATGTCATCATGCCGGGTATTGCGCTCTACCGAATCCAGGCGTCCCGCAGCGGGCAACTCGCCGGTATCGGGCAACCGGAATTCGGTCCAGACAAGACCGAGAACATAGGCGGGATCACGGTCACTTACCCGGAATGGTGCCGGGTTGTCGTGCGCCGCCGTATGCCGACTGGAGAAATCGCCGAGTTCATTGGCCTGGAGCGGTGGAGAGAGAACTACGCGCAGAAGGGAGGCAAGGAAAGGTCCATTGCTCCTAATTCAATGTGGGAGCGGCGTCCCAGCGCGCAGCTTGCCAAGTGCGCAGAATCGCAGGCATTGCGCCGGGCATTCCCCGAAATGTGCAGCGCCCCGACTGCCGAGGAAATGGAGGGCAGGCAATACCAAGAGCGCGACGCGACTCCAACAAAGCGCCAGCCTGTGCCGGACCCTTTCCAAGCTGCGGCGCTTCCGGCGCTGCCCGCTCCAACGTGGCAGTCTCTCTATCCCCACGCATGGGGAGACGAGCCGGTGCCGGGGCGCGACGGCAAGACCTACGGGGAGATCGCGGACGCTGACGACGGGGAAACCGCGATGCGCGACTTGTGGCGCAACGACCCATCGAATCCTTGGCTGTGCGCATGGAGCGCGCAGTGGATAGAGAAAGCAGCAGCGCAGGTCCGCGATTTCGACTTGGCCAGCTTCAAGGCTCAGTTGGGAGTGCCGGATATTTTCGACTGCACACCGAAGCAACTTCGCACAATGGCTGGCACGCTGCTTAAGTGGCTAGCCCAACAGGCCGACAACGACGCGAAGGAGGCGCAGGAAGCGCAATGAACATCCGCAAACTTACCATAAAGGAGCGCGTGCAAGCCCGCAAGATTCTAAGGGCGCAAATCGCGGGGGCGAAGACAGTCCTTACTGAAATACCACGCGACCAATGGCCCTCCCCTGATTCGTCACATCCAAAGCGCCCGGCAAAAGTGTGGCTATCGAAGACGTTTCTCGTTCAAGCGTCCGTAGAGGAGCACGACATTGTTCGGCTATCCGTGAACCGAACTGAGCTTGTAATTGAGACAGGCCACTGGCAAGACGGCATCACTTGGGACGAACTCATGCGCGTGAAGAAGGAATGCGGGTACGGCGACCGTTGGGCAGTAGAAGTGTTCCCTCCCGACGACGAAGTCGTCAATGTCGCCAACATACGACACCTGTGGTTATTGCCGAATGCCCCCACCTTCGCCTGGAATAGCGCCAACCCTCCACAACAATGAACCCGCTCGCCAAAATACACACCGACCTGATTCAAGGCTCCGACGAATGGTTCCGCGCACGGTTGGGACGCGCGACCGCCAGCCAGGCCAAGCGCATTATCACGGCAGCGAAGGGAGACTATTCCAAGCAGGCACCCGATTACGCTGCCGAACTTATTGCGGAATGCCTCGCTCCGAATGAGCCGCCCTCATTTGCCGGGAATTGGGCCACTGACCGAGGGAATGAAATGGAGCCTCACGCTATCGCTGCGTTCGAGGCGCAAACCGGCCTGAAAGTCCAGAAGGTCGGCTTCATATCCGTTCGCCTCCGCGAGGACAGCCCGGTGGACATCGTAGGCCTTTCGCCTGACGGACTGGTGCTGGACTCGGACGGCTTCGACTACTGTGCCGGCCTCGAAGTGAAATGCCCGCTGCGCACACAGCACGTTCAGAATGCGCTCACCGGAGAGCTTCCCGACGACTACAAGCAGCAGGTCCACTGGAGCCTTGCGCTGACAAAGCTGCCCGAATGGCATTTCTGGTCGTGGCATCCAGACATACAGCCGGTTCACTACGTTGTCCGACCAGACGCATACACGGAGAAAGTTTCCGCAGCTATTGAGCAGTTTGTCTGCGAATACGTGGCCATGCGCACGCGACTTGTGCCCAAGCTGCAACTTCCGCCGGGCCTGAGCGAATAATTCACCAACCCAAAACACGCCAAAACTACCATGCACGACGACGACAACACCGACGACCTTTCAAAGCCGCGCTTTGACTATGACACCGGCATTTACCGGGACTGCCCGCAATGCCACGGCGACGGAATGGACGGCAAAGGCTGCCCGCAGTGTGAGCCCTCCAATAAAGCCGACTTTGATAAGCATTGCGCCGAGAATCCGCCCATCACATTCCACCAGGACGACGAGGACGAAATGGCCATCGCACGCGCCATATTCAGCGGAATGACCGAGCGGCCAATCGAAGACACCGGTTGGCTTTTGGAGGCATACCGGAGACACAAGAAAAGTTGGGAGGAGCCAGCGTTGGGAAGGCTAAGCTACAAGGCGTTTTACGAACACATGGGTAAAGGATTCCGTGAGTATTTCGCCACGCAGATTAGAGCCGAATTGAAGGCGATGCAGGAAAAGGCGGAGGAAGCGCAGCGCGCCGCAGAACTGGCGAAGCGCCCGCAAAGAACTTATCAGTGCGGTCTCTGCCAGAAAACGCAGCAGGTGGCCGAGCCGGAGCCGTGGGAGCGCATCCCGTTCCCAAAGTGCTGCGGGAAAGTAATGAAGCACATCACAACCACACCGAACTAATATGAAGACAACCAAAGAAGAACGCGCCGCCCGTCTGCATGGCGTGGAGATCGGCGACGAATGCGCTGACCCGCAAATCATCGCGGACGCGAAGGAGAGCAATCTCCTGATCGTCTATGGCTACAGCGACGACATCTGCGAGTTTGGCGGGGCGTTTCGAGAGGAGTGTTACCCCAACAGGAGTGGCAAGATGGCAATCACGCGCAGCGGCAAGGCATTTGACGAAGATGCTGTCCAGGAGGCGTTGGAAACACTGGAGAATGCACTTGGCGTCACAGTGCCTATGCCAGAACTGCTGGACGTGACGGCGCATTGGTGCAAAACAGCCCTGGATGGCAGAGAGCCATCATGGCATTACACGACAAGCCTGCCTCACGCGACGTTCGATGTGATGGAAGACGGCGAGCTTTACTGCATAGGGATCGTCATTGACCTGAGCGAACAGCCGACCACGGAGGAAGCGCCATGAGCTTTTTCCAGTTCTCGCCAATCGCCAAGACGCGCAATGAACACCGCTGCGCATGGTGCAACGAGAAGATCGAGAAGGGAGCCGCCGCGGTGCGCGGCTCAGGGTTTGGAGACGACGGTTTCTGGAGCGCCATTGAGCACCCGGAATGCTACCGCGCATGTCAATATGAGTGGTGGAATGAGTCGGACGAATATCCACTGGACTCCATGCGCCGCGGAACTTGCCTCGAAAGCGGAGATACAGGCGACTGCACGATATGGAGCAGCGAGCCTGTGACTGCGGAGGAACTTCGGACAGTGGGGCGACACGCAAAGAACACTCGTCCATTCGCAAATTTCTGGCCGGTTTGGAAATGCGAGTGCGGACTCGAATTTGCCCTAGATTCATCGCCTATAGACGGAAGCCTTCGATGGAACGGTTACGCATGGGAGCACCACCACGGCGGACAGGCCGGGCATTTCCGTATGACGAAAACATTTCAGCCAAACAAGACACTGCCATGAGCACACCAAATACAACCGCCCCTGCTGTTGTTCGGCCTCGCCGTCCACGTTGCAATCATCGATGCGTTGGATGGGACGAGGCCAATAAATGCGGGCATGTTCACGGGTGCTGGACATGCACCCTCAAGCGCGGGCACCGCGGACCACATATCGCGTGCGGGATCGGCAAAGGGCACAACTTCGCACATTGGCCGAACGCTTGAGATCAGCCACGAGCCTTAGCGAGTTGGGCTGCATCTCATGGTTAGCTGGCTGGTCTGGACCTCTGAAAACGCGGCAGCGCAAGGACGAGAGGAATAAATTAAATCTCCTCTTTACAAACCAAAGCGGTTAGGTTACAGATACCGGGGTCAACGGAAAACCCAACTCACCCAAAAAAATGAAAACTGAAATCATCGAAGTTAAAATGACTCGTCAAGCTGGCAACGATTGGATCGTCCGACTCTCCGACCGCGAGGGCTGGTGGATGCTACCAACGCACATGGTCTCCGCTGAGATCAACATGCGCAACATCCGGCAGTTTAAGGGCAACCCTGCCGCACTCGAAGATGTGACGCCATCTGCTATCATGGGCATCGCAATGTGCGGATATCCAGTGCAAACCGCATACTACGAGACCGCCAAAAAGGGCAACTCCAAGATGGCACGCCGGTAAATCATCCAATCATCCAATCATCAAAAAAGCATGAAAATCAAAACACTCAAAGCTGGCACTATCGTCCAAATGCACGGAATCCCCGTCGAGCTGCTCGGCGAGGTCAAAGCACAAAGCTCAAAGGGCAATTGGACAATGATCGACAGCGGCATCAAAGAGCGGGCAAAGCAAATGGGACGCAAAGGAGGACTGCAAACGTCTGAAGCCAAAGCCGCCGCTGTCCGAGAAAATGGTAAGCTCGGCGGGCGGCCTCGGAAAACTCCGAAGGCTGAGCCGCCGTCTGAGCCAGCTAACGACGCCGGTCAGCGACATTCGCCGCGCCAAGAGACTTTATGACCACGAAAACCGACAACGCGGCGAATGTTCGCTGCACTGGCATGGTTAGGGCGCACTTACCAGCGCGTCTCAGGAGTGCGCTGGAGGCGGTGGTGGCTGGCGAGGGCGACGACCTGTATTTCGTGCTCGGATACCTGTCAGCGTCCACGGCGAGAAGCTATATGTCGCAACTCAAAGCGCGCGGACTAGCCTACACGCACGTCAGCGGCGGGACGGTGGAGGTCTGGGCGCACGACAAGGGGAGGCGTCTAGTGCGCCCTAACGACTGACTCGTCCGCAAAGTGCGGAATATCACACCTAAACACAATGACCTATACAGAAGAACAACTCAAGCTCGCGCTCATTAGGGCGCTTCCTGACACTATTCGCATCACTCCTGATGGATGCGCGAATCCAAATCATATGTACTGGCTTCATGGTGATTGTGATGCAGTCACGCAACACGAATGGCCAGCCATCGTTGGGATGGCGTTCACGAAATGGATTGAAGAAGGAGGCCGAGACTTCGCTTACTACAGTTTCTTTTCACCCATCGTATCATGGCAACAAGTCGCTACTTACCTCGCAGAAATCGGCGCAATCAAAATCGAGACGCCATGAACCCAATCACCCCGCCGCAGACCTATCAGGCGCGGACAGCAACAGGCACGGTGCCCAAAAGACAACAAATCTTAGGGAAGGGTAAAATATCACCGGCGCTAGGTGCTGATGCTGCGGATTCGGGCTCGTTGTCCGACTCTGCGGCGGGGCTATTTTTTCCTTGCCATTAGCCGTGACTCCGGCACACTCCGGCAAAGCGACTTGATCTTCGCTCCCCGAAATTCAATGAACCTCACTACCTCCAACATTTTTCCCGCCCCCAATCCGCGTTGCCGTTTGTTCATTGACGGAGATCAGAGCGCGGCTGGGAGGCGGGATTTTGTTTGGCCGTGAACTATTACCCTCACCATTTAGGCGACTACGCAAAGGACACTGGCCATTTGAGCCTTCTGGAGCATGGTGCATACCGCCTGCTTCTGGACCATTACTATTCCACCGAGAAGCCGCTCCCTAATTCTCCCGATGCACTGCATCGCATCTGCCGCGCCACCACAAAGCAGGAAAAGGAGGCCGTAGCATCAATAGCCAAGCAGTTCTTCCGGGAGGAAGATGGAGCGCTCGCGCATGGCCGTGTAGAGCGGGAGATTGAGGAATTCAGACGCAAATCTGAGAAAGCCGGACTGGCAGGCAAGGCTAGTGGGGAAGCGAGAAGATTAAAGGCTTCTAAAGAAAACGAACGGACGTTCAACGGACGTTCAACGGACGTTCAACGGACGTTCAACGAATGTTCGTCTGGAGTTCAACCAGCCAATAACCAAGAGCCAATAACCAGTGTTCTTTTAGGAAAAGAACCAAAACCGCGCGGGCGCGGGAGGGATGATGATGATGCAGACTTTGCAGCGGCATCAGCACACCAACTCGACCTGACGGCCTCCCCGAAGCTCAAGGCCGCTTGGCAGGAATGGCAGGCTTACCGCCAGCGCAGGCACCGCGCCAAAGGCCAAAAACATCTGGACTGGACGCTCCAATCCGCTCGCCTTTCGGCGGCTGGCATCATGGCAGCTTCAGAGCAGCACGGCGACCAGATTGTTTCAGACCGCATCGCCGCCGCAATTACCGGCGACTGGCAAGGACTCAACTTCGACACCATCAAACACCCACAAACCAATGGCTATTCAACACATCCAGGACATCGCCCTGCGCCGCGCTTCGCCACCGACACCAGAACCGGACCCGGCACCATTGCGGGGGGCGGCCAAAGCGAAGCTCATAAGCACCGTCTCTGACTACATCACCACCGGCCCCGGCTGGACGGAAGCGGAGTCGTCAAACGCCACCGAAGCCCGCGAATTGGCGATGGAAGCAGCCACTCACATGTTCCGACACGCTCCAGGCTACTGCCTCGCTTTCATTGGCCAGACCACCTGCGGGAAAACATTTCTCGCCCGAAAGCTCAAAAAGTGGTGGAGCGAAGTTGCGCGCTTTGCCGGTGGAACGGAATGGAAATACGATCACGGCGAGTGGATAAGCTGGCCGAATCACACCTACGAGGAAGTCGAGGAAAAGGGGCAGACCACCGGCCTGCTTGTCATTGACGAGGCGGGACGAGGCCGGACCGGCGCGGTAGCCTCCACCGCAGCCGTGGACCGCCTCATCGAAACTCTTTCCATCCGCGAGCACCGCAGGCTGTTTACGGTCGTAACCGCGAACTGGACGGCTGACTGCGTGCCAGACAGGGCCTTGCTGGAGCGACTTCGCCGCCCGCCCGCCCGCTGCCTGCAATCGCCTGTATCCCTACGCCCCTACAACAAGCGCCTGCCAGACGAGACCGCCGGGACGGGCAGAATCTTCACCGCAACTGAACAGCCTTGAAACGCCGCCACAGCCAACCCAAACGGAAGCAAAAACGCGCCCAATGCTCCGAAGCCGCCCGCGCCGAATACCTCGCCCGTAATGGCTTTCCGTGCCAACGCTGCGGCCAATTCTTCAACACCCCCCTCGAAATCGAAGCACACCGCCGGTTCTGCGAGCCGGACAACTCTCCACCCACACCCACACCCACACCGCCATGCCCGTAGAACTCCAATTCGCCAGCCGCCCCGCAAATCCATACCGGCCACCCCCGCAGCCGCCTTCCGCGTCCCTCCTCACGCCCCGCTGGAACGAAAGGGACTCTGTTGACCACATCGCCGGCATCCTCCGGCGTGTAGGACTCATCAACCCTCTCGCCCTCGCGCCAGATACGAGAACCGCCCTCTCACGCACGTCCAGCGCCTCCGACTGGCTCGCATGGCTCGCCGCCGCCGGATACCCCCGAGACGCAGCGCAGCGCCTATCCGTCGCGATTTGCGCCCTCGCCGCCCCTTTAGGCTCAGAGCCGGAACGCGAAGCCTCAGAAATTCAGGCGGCCATACGCTCCTGCGGCTTCACCCAGGCCGAAATCGCCTCCGCCAGCGGCATCACCACCAGCGAGATCAGCAACTTTGCCACCGGGAAGCGCCCTCCTACCCCTCAGAAGCAGGAACGCATCTACACAGCTATCGCCACCCTCCGCGAGCGCCGAATGGACGCCCTCGCTTCTCGTAAGGGCGACACTTAAGGCATCTGCGGCTCCCTTCCAACTTCTGGGAGCCGCATTTTGCGCACCCGGACGGCCTTCCTGTGCGTCCAGGCTCCCGGCCCGCAGCTTTGGCTCGTTCCTCGCGCTCCCGGCGCTGTGTCTCAGCTTGTCGCGTGCTCATGGGGTAAATATCAAGTCAAGCAACCCCTCGCCAATCAGGGTTAGCAGCGCGAAGGCTATCATTATTGCGAAAATAAGGCAGGATTTTAGGCGGTCGGGCGGTTCGCTCATAGGTTTTTGGGTTGGAGTTATGCGCAAAATACCCGCTCACCAGAGCCGTATCGGCTGGATATGTCGTCGGGGCTAAGTCCGGCCAAGCCTAACCGCAAGGCGCTGGCCCCTAAATTACCCCATTGGGGCCAAAACGGCGGGTGGTTGTCGTAGCTGGATAGATACACCTCAGCCAATACCCTGCGCTGCGCATCCGTGACATGCTCTGGCATGGGGCATCCATCGGCGACATGCAGATATACACTGCCAACCTGGTTGCGTATCCCGCCGCGTGTTCGCGTGTCAGTATAGGACACTGAGCCGCCGGGAGTTATGGTTACAATGACACCTCCGCGCTGTGGTTGAAACTGCGGATCGTAATGGTAGATAACGCATCCCTCAAGGATTATGTCGTGCGGTTCGCTCACGGCTGGCCTCCTTCCGCTTTGGCGATGGCGGCATCCATCGCTTCCTGAATTTCCGGCCAGCCGTCTTGCTCTTCCATGTAGCGCGTATGGTCGGCTATTGCTTTGAGGACGGCCAGCAACTCCGGCGCGGCGGCGATTAGGCGGGCGTCGGCAAGGAGGGTGTCCGCGCGGCGACTGGATTCGACAACACAGATGGACGCGCCTCCAAGCTCGGATGAACGGCTGACGCATATCTCCTGCTCGCCATTAGCGGCTAGGTTTGAGAGATGCCACGGCCCGGGTGTGTGTTTCGGTTCGTTCATGGTGGTAGTTTGTTTGTAGTTTGGCCGCCGGTAGTTCATGGCGACGAGCCACTAAAGCACAGCCACAACAAAAGCGCAACGGTTTTCTGCAAGAATTATTTCCCCCTTTGACTTTCCCCTTTCAATCCGCCATCTTTCGCAACTATGAGAATACCGCAGACTGGTGAGCATTCGGGGGCTGCCGAACCGGAAAAGGGTCGCGGGCGCGCACGCGCGACGGAACTTGTTGAGACAGTGGAGCTTGTGCTGGAGACAGGCGGGCCATGCCACGAAAGGGAAAGGAAGCTGACGAAGCTGGAGCAGAGGCATTTAACGGCAAAAGCCGATGTAACAGAGGCGGTATCAGAGGGTTACGAATTTGCGGAGGCGCTGAGGCATGAGTTGATACGGCAGTTGCCGGCGGATGAGTGGGCAATGGAGGTTGCGAGCTTATGCCGCCATGAGCAGCCGATGGTTAAGGAGAGAGGGTGCCGCCTATGGGCCGAATACACGGCTGGGAAGCCGCTGACACGCACCGAGAACAAGAGCATGGAAGTCCACTACGACGCTCCCCTGGACCCAGCGATGCTCACGGCTACCCCGGCGGCAGCGGAAGCGATGGCGCGCACGCTGGCTGCCACACCCAGCGGGCGCGAGGCACTGGCCGCGATACTTGGCGTTGAGATACCAGACGCGGTCGCGAAGTGATACAAATCCGGCGCGAAAATGAGGTTTGCCCACGGGGCCGACATCGCGCTTAGTATCGGAACGCCTGAAAAAGCGTGGGAAATGTCGGAAAAAGCGATGTGGGAATCCCCCATAGCGCGCCAGGCCGGGAGTGCCGCGGGGGAGATGTCCCCCGCGGATCGGCAGCCCCGCGCCCCCTCGCTTCGCATAACTAGTTGTTCAGCGACAAAACTGTTCAGTATTACGCGGATTCCGAGGCAAAACAGACACACAGGCACCCCATGACTCTCCAGACCCTCCACGACCTGTTATCCCGCTGCCCTCAGCCGAACACCACCCCGCCCAGCCCTAACAGGGTGATGAGCGCATTCCGCAGAAAATCAGCAGGCACGTCGGCGATGTCAGCAATGGTGAGCATGAGGGAAAAAGAAAGTCGTTAGGCCCGGGGCAGTTTGATTCCGGCGAAGGCATAGAGCAGCGCCGTCGCCGCCGTGCGCCCCAGCCCCGTGCGCGACATCACCGCAGGCGTATAGACCCACTGCACCGGCCGCACGATGCGGCCCGGGCTCACGATGAACGAGTGCCCGTTCGGATGTGGTGTGATCGTCGCGTCGAAGCGGAAACACAGTTGCTGAGGATTGTCTGGATGCGGCAGCCCTGCTGCGAAACTTGATTGTCCATAAGGCTTCGGTGCCTGATCAGGATTTTCTGGAAGGGGCTGTAGGCTGTCAGAAGTTCCTCGACAGGCTGCCGGGGGTATCCCCCGTGCTTGGGCGGCGATTTTGGCAAATCATGGAAAATTAGAGCGCGCCGGTAATCTCACGAATCTACCGGGCGCGCTTCTGGGCACGTTCCTTTGCCAGTGCTTCTTTGGCGTCGCGCAGACGCGCCCGCAGTTCGCCTGATTCCAAGATGGTTTCGGCATTGAATGCAGGGGCTTGATTGGTGGTGGCGTCCACGGCGCGCTTTGCCGTCCTAGATGGGTCTTTAGCTGGCATTCTACACCTTGCCCGCATTTCAAGGCATTCGCAACAGCGGCGTTTGCGTGTCGCAGGAAAGATTAGTGAGTCGTGCCGATTTTGCGCGTTGACATACTCTCCGGGATATTCCATGAGTCCTAAACTCAAGACTCATGGACGCAAAAACCGCACTACTCGCCGAGCGCCAGCGCATCATCAAGGAACTCGCAGACCTTGATAGCGTGCTCGCATCGCGCTTTGGATGGACTGCCGACAAAAAGGCGGAACCACTAAGCGCCCCGCCCGCCGCTCCTGAGCGCGAGGAGGCAAAGCCTTTTGCTCTCGATTCAGTAAAAACGCCTGCAAGGAGGCGGACGCCGCCGACTGACGCGGGGCGGGCCGAATCTATCGCCTATGCACGCGAGGCGGACGAATGGCTGGAAACGGTCAGCGGCCAGTTCAGCGTTGTACAGTTCCGCGAATGGCTGCGCGCCAAATACGGGGATGCTTTGAATGATGCTTCTATCAAAGGCCCGTTTCGCGCTCTCGAACGATCCGGCAAATTGAAGATTGTCACGCCGGGGGCTGGTCGCCGCCCCACGGTCTATACCAAGCCAAATCAGTAATTTCTTCCAACCTCACCCAACATGACCGCATTATTAGTCCACGGGGGCCGGTTCAGCCGATGCCTGTCGCCGTAAAAAGAAAACCCGGCGCTGACTTCCGAACTTTAGCGAGGAAGGAGTCAGCGCCGGGCAAGGCAGTTCAAGAACAACATGCGCTCGTAGTGTAACGGAAAACATCCGACCGTCGTAAGTCCGGGATGCGGGTTCGATTCCTGCCGGGCGCGCTTTTCTTCAAAGAACTCCAAGAGCTTTATCGGGTTCTCCGCTGTTTTCAAGTGGAATCCGACTGGCCCACTGCAACAATAGCGCATCCACGGTGCCGCTCAAGTTGCTGGTCCGTTTGCGGGCAAGCGTCACGGTAGTTGACGACAGCGTAAGCGTGACGCGCTCTTTCCCCTGAGGCTTTCGCCCCGCTCCTTCGCGACGACCGCCGCGCGCAGGTTTGGTAAGTGGGTTCATTTGAAAAGATATGCAGTAAATCAGTTGACTTTGCGGGTTGTTTGATACAGTATGCACTGAATCGAATCCGTCAACACAAATGAGCGCACCACTTTCCAAAGAGAAGAAGGCTTTAGTTCTTGCGATGCTGTCAGAAGGAACCGCTATCAACGCGGTTTGTCGCGTGCTGCATGTTGGCGTGGTGCAAGTGCTGCGGCTTATTCTGGACGCCGGGGCCGCGGCTCGCGAGTGGCACACTGAGCATGTCCGCAACCTGACGTGCGAATACATCGCGGCGGATGAGGTTTGGAGCTACATCGGCGAGCATGAAGCAAGGCTCCCAAAGGGCAACGTGAAGGACAAGGAGAACTGGCGCGGTGATTGCTGGCTACTTTCTTCCTCCTGCTCTGTGAGTAAGTTGGTGATCGCATGGCGTAGCGGTGAGCGCACGGAAGAAACCGTCTCGCATCTTTTCTCGGACGTTCTGGACTGTGTTCCGGGGCGCTTCCAGTTGACCACCGATTGCTTCGGAACCTTTATCAAGCTGATGCGAAAGCTGCCGGAACGCGTTTCCTGTGCGACTGAGCTAAAAGTCTTTGGCGGCGCGAGCGACCCCGGCAGCTTCAAGAAAGTGAACCGTTTACTGGGATGCGAGCGCCGCCCAATCAAGGGAACGCCTGAGATGAGTAAGGCAACAACCGCGTTCCAAGAACGTCTGCACCTGACCTTTCGGCAGCAGATGCGCCGGTTTGGACGCCGCACCATTGGTTACTCCAAGACATACGCGCACCATACCGCTGCAATTAGTCTGTTCATCTTCATCTACAATTGGTGCCGTCGCAGTGAGGCCAAAGCCCTGAACGGGCAAACTCCCGCAATGGCCGCTGGCTTGGCAGACAAGCCGTTTAGTTTAGAACGGCTGGTGGAGATCACAGAAGCCTACCTCAAGAAACAAGAGGCGGCTAAATGGGAAGCGGCTTTCGCTGAGAAGTATAACCACTAGAATTCACCGAAAGTGACGCCGGGAAAAGCGATGTGGGAATCCCCATAGCGCGCCCGGCCTGGTCCATGAGGCCGTCAGTTCGAGTCTGGCCGTCCCGACCAACATTATACGCGAAGGCGTATTTGCGGGCGGGGAGTTCGCGGGGTAACGGCCAAAGCTGAGCCGCAGCGGCAATAAACATCAACGACGAACAAAACGATCCCATGAACGAAGCACTCGAAATCCCCCAGCCGACCACGCTGTCGGCTCCAGCGCCGTTGTTATCTGAAATCGCTGAAGCGGTCGGAGCCATCGCGGAACTTCAGGGAAGGGCCACAGGACAGGGGCAGCACGTTGTCGCGGCCAAGTTACAGTGTGCCCGCGATGAACTGCGGTCGGCAGTGGGGTCATGGAACCACGGCATTTCAGATAACTAGTCGTTCACCAACACAATTGTTCACTATCACACAGATTCCGATGCAAAACAGACGCACAACGCTATGACAGAAACACTACAGAGACAGACGGCGGGCGATTGCCTGACGCGGCTTGTTCGCGGATCACTACCGGTTTTAATCGAAGCTCTATACGCAGCCTCCCAATTTGAGGAATCTTACGCTGACGCCCATACGCTTAAGCCGTGGGAAATGACTGACGAACTCAAAAAGACCGCAGAAAAGGCGCGGGCAAAAGCAGGAAAATACCTAAAACTCAGGAAAGAACTAATATCCGCGAACGATAAACAGAAACACATCCATGAGTGAACTACCGAAGAACCAAGACCTGCCCGAGGCTGTTGCTGCCTGCATCTGATTTGTTCAGCCGCGCCCCAATTTACCAAACATTATGAAAGTGAAATTCTACGTGGATTCAGGAGCAAATATCCACTCAAAACGCTCCCAAATACTCGATACAGTGAAAGACCTCGGAATGCAGGAGGGCGAATGGGAATCCATGCCAGAAGATCAACGCTACGAATACGTTGACTCATGGGTATCAGAGAAGATCGAACAAGGATACGAGGAAGTTAGCTAACGACCAAGCGCAGCCGGCCCCGGAACCAACCTCAACCCCGCAAGAAAATGAATGATCTACCTGTAACGAACATCCCGGACTTGAAGGTGTCGGCTGACGCGACTGGTTCGCCGAAGCATGTCCATAAGCCGTGCGAATGGAAAAATGGCTTCTTTGGCTGGACATGCACGCACTGCAAGATGCTCGCCGAGACCGAGGACGAAACCTATGAAATCGAGGCAGCCTGTGAGCGCGTCGCTGCGGAGAACGCTCCGGGTGAGCGACGCGGCGAATTACCAATGACATGACTATGCCGAAAACCAAACGAAAACCGATGGCCCGCGTTCGCTCCAGCCGGATTGTTGTCTGCGTTCGTTCGCGTGACGGATGGTGTGCGCTGCGAGATCAGCGTAAAACCGCCTACAGCGATCATGTGCAAACCAGATGTGGAATGGTCGTAACGCTCCCGTGGGGAATAGGGCGACGACAACCTGACTGCCCCGACTGCAAGAAAGCAGACAACTACTGACTCGTCCGCACTTTGCGGAATATCACACCGCCAACTCACAAAAAGACCAACGAACAACCCAACCCAACACATTATGCCTAAAAAGAAATTCCAACCCGAAACCGAGACCGGCCTGCTGCTGCGTGTCATCGCCGACCAAGCCCGCGGGATTGCCCGCAAGATGGTCAACAAGTTCGCAGACGACGCGAAGGCGAGCAAAGCGCACCCGATGGCTGGGCCGACAGCGGCTGTAGTGTGCGCTGAAGCTGGCTACGTTGCCCTGATGCGTGAGAACCCTGAGACTGCGCACCTGATCGCAGCTTGCGCGGAGGGGGAGTTGTCCCGGGTGATCACGAGCGTGCGCGGCGTCCAGACGGAACTCCAGCCGAAGCCTGAGCCCGTGGAGGAGCCACGGGTAATCATTGCCACCAAAATGCCATGAGCGCCAATACAAAACGCACGATGCTGCGGAGCCCCAACACAGCCCCGAAGGACCGAGTATTCCTTGCTGATTTCGGCTACCCGTGGCTCCTGCCCGCAATTTGGAACGGGCACAGCGAGCAGTGGGCAACCGTGACGCTGCAAGCCTGCGAAATGCGGGACGGCACAATCGACAGGTATTATGAGCAGGAATATGAGGCTGAAAGCGACCTCCGCGGCTGGGTAGAAATGCCGAAAGTTCACCGTAAAAAGAAGAAGCCATGAGCACCGAAGAGCAAAACATCGTCATCGCCATTCTGGTGGCACTCGTTGTCGCGTTGGCGTTCATGCTACATGCCAGTGCGAAGCGCGGGGGCGAACTAAGGAGCGAACTGCTGGACGCAGGCAAAACAATAGTATCGCTCGGGAGAAGGGTCTATGACGGGGAGAAAGAACGCGACAAACTGAGGGCCGAGCGCTGGGGACAAGGTGTTGACCTATCCAAGTGCACGGACTGCGGAGGCTTCCGCGGGCATGGGCATGAGTGCCCGAAACCGCCGCTTGCCGAGACGCCGGAGCCGAGTAATGCCGCAGAATCTTAACCAACCCGCTCTGAACAATATGCCGAACCTGAAATCACTACTAGAAGGACCGATTATGGTCTTCGATGTTGAGTCCATAGGGCTGCATGGCGAAGCCTTTGCGGTGGGGTTTGTTGTCATGGCGGAAGGCAAGGTAACCGACTGCGGTTATTTCGCCTGCCCGCGGGGATTGGCGGAGGGCGCGGAAAGCGACCGCGAGTGGGTGGATGAAAACATTCCAAAGCTCGATGTGAACTCGCCTGATCCTTTCACGGTGAGAGAAAAGTTTTGGCGGAAGTGGGCGGAATGGAGGGACATGGGCGCGCTTCTCGCAGCGGAGTGCGCTTGGCCGGTAGAGAGCCGGTTTCTGAATGCGTGCGTGGATGCGCTGCCTAACGAACGCCGGTTTGGCGGTCCGTACCCAATGATAGAAATCTCAACGCTGATGATGGCGGCGGGCATGGACCCGATGGCGAATTATGTGCGGAACAAATACGAGCAGCCAAAGCACTGTCCATTGGCCGACGCCCGTCAGTCCGCGCGACTGATGTTCAAGGCGGCTCAAAAACTCAACGCTCAATAATCATGCCGAATCTGAACAAAGTCATGCTCATGGGGAACCTCACCCGAGACCCGGAGCCGAGATACACGCCGAAGGGCGTTGCCATTGCCGAAATCGGCCTGGCCATAAACCGCCGATGGAAGACCGAGGGGGGCGAAGTGAAGGAGGAAGTCACATTCGTTGACGTGACCTTTTGGGGCAAGCAGGCGGAGACGATCAACACCTATTGCAAGAAGGGCCACCCAATCTATGTCGAGGGCAGGCTGCACCTTGATTCATGGGACGACAAGGATACGGGCAAGAAGCAGTATCGGCTGAGGGTCGTAGGCGAGGGCTTTCAGTTCCTGCCGACTGGCGACAAGTCCGAGAAGCCCGAGAAGTCCGCGAAGTCCGAGCGCGGAGAACAGCAGCAAGCGCCCGCGCCGAGATCACAAGCGCCCGTCCGCAAGCAAGAGGGCAGACCGCTGTCGTCACTATCACAGGATGGCTTTGATGATGACGAGATTCCTTTCTGACCACACACTACCATGAACAAACTTCACCAACTACCAAGCGGGGACTGGATAGACCTGTCATGCGTTCGCGTTATCACCGCCGAAGAGGCTTATACGCTTGCTGGAACATCCCTGGTTGCATTCAAAGACCGGGTGATTATCCGGTCCGGCGTAGATCGAGAGGGGATTTACTGGCGCGATGTAGTCGTGCCTTTCGACACCTACAAGGAAGCCCGCGGCTCGGTGACGGGCTTATATTCTCCGCACACGCAGCACTTGGCGGTATGCCAGCAAGCATCGCCGCATTTCCGCCTGCCGTGCTTTATTATGCCGCCGACGCAGGTTGAGCCTGAGCCGCCAGCGCCATCTGTTGCTCCTGCATCTGCTTGTCCGCAATGATGGCCTCCAGCATGGGCTTGGCATTCTCAATGCCCATTGCGTTGAGTTGGTCCACCCACATATCCACGGTGGCAGCCATTGTGCCGGACGAGAGAGGCAGGAACTGCGCGTTGATGTCGGCAATGGCATTCCGGCGCGATTCCGTGATTTTCTCGTTCCACCAGGACGTGAGCAAAACACGCGCGGAGAGTTGAAGGTGTCGGATGTCGCGCTTATTGAGGGTGAACTGGCGGGCAACAGGGCCGTCGTGAATGGCGAACACCTCGTCTTCGGGGACGGTCTTGAAGCAGACGACCACGAAGTCGCTGAGAGCGGCGGAGAGACCTTCCTTGAGGTTGGCCAGGGCGGCGGAGGTCATTTCATCGCCTGCCGCAGTGATACTGCGGATGCCGGTAGCCGTTTTCTGGCTGTCCATACCCGCCGCATTGGCGTCGTTCGCATTGGCGGTGCCGGATTCATTTACGGCGGACTGCGTGAGCATCTGCATCATGTTGAGCAGGTCCGGGCTTTGGCCTTCGTAGAGTGGAACGCGCTGGATGATGTCCTCCGGCTTGTATTGGCCAATGGGCGTGTAGGTAACGGAAGGGTCCAGTTGCAGGGAAGGATTCCGCTCGCCCTGTAAAGTGCGGTCGGGACGCCAAAATGTGACAAATCCCGCACTGCTGAGAACAACTGCCGCCCGGTTTAGGTAGAGGTCAATCAGATTGTCCGCGTGCTCGAAGCGTTCCATTTCACCCTGGCCGAACCATCGCCCGTTGACCGGATTGGGGCAAACAACCGTGTAGGGGCGCTTTTTCGTAGGGCTGGAGGCAGCGGTGTAGTTGTAGTGGATGGGGAGCCATGTCCGGGTATCAATGAGGCAGTAAATGTCCGATGTGATTCCGGTGTTCTTGGGGTCGCAGCGGATATAGACGTGCGCCACAGTCAGGCGCGTTCTGTCAGCGATGCCGAAAGTGTCGTCGTGGAGTTCGCCGAGTTCCCGGCGCGGACGGTCAACATCGGCCCCGTGCTCCAAATCGTTGCTGGAATGCGCCTGAATCGCACTGTTGAGAATCTCCGCAGCGGTGGCAATGGTGTCCGGTCGCGCGTTCTCCGCATACTGGCCCGCAAGAGCGGTGATGTCCAACGCCTCCAGGTGGGCAATGCAGATGGCTTCCTCGATGCTGGGAGCGCCGAGAGGGCACATGAAATCTCGCCAGAAGACCAGAGAAGCCTTTGAACCTTCGTAGTGCGTGTGGCGCTTAGGCCAGACGCCCGCGCGGTATTTGTTCGCCGGGATGGGCATCATATCGTGAGCAGGGCTGATGATCTCCCACGAAATGATAGGCGCGCCCTTTTCGTCCACGCCGGTTTGTCGGCCTTTGCGGGTGGTGCCGGGGTGCCGGGCAAGGGATTCGGTGAGAACTGAGGCGTCCACACCGGCGGAGAGGGGCGCGGCCATGTCGTCCGGTGTGGCCTCTGCCATGTCCTGAACATCCGCGGGCGTCACTTCCTGAGTCGGCATCCAAACGTCATCGGGCGTGATGTAGTCCCAATCGCCAGCGAGCACCGGTTTCTCGCCGAAGTCATCGCAGAGCACTTCCTGAAATTCCTCATACACGTCTTCATCCTTCACGGCGCGGGTGTGAATGATTGCTTCCCCAATGACGCAGGCGCGCGTGATAGCCTGCTGGTATTCTGAATTGCTCCTGCTGTTGTGCGCCATCGTTTCGGCGACCACTTGTAGTTGAGCGACGAATTCCCGTTCCCGGATAGGCAGGGCGTCAATCTGGAAGTATGGGGCGGCGTCGAAAATGGCACGGCGGAAACGTGCCGCGCGCTGTCCAGCAATGCGCCTGGCCGTGGAAAGGGTAAGATTTGACTTCTCAAACACGGTTTTAGGGCGTGCTCGATGCTGGCGGCGGTTCTCAAAGTCCATTTCATACCGCTGGCGCTTACCCATGAATGAGTTCTCCGCCACCCGCACCTGTTCTACGGACAGATTGCCGTTGGCGGAATACCATTCGGCCCCGACTTGTGCATTTGTCGTGTCGGTGAGGCTCCGCCCAAGCTCCCGGTCCATTTTCGACATTTCATCCTGAATGAGCTTCACCAGCCGGGCCTCCTGTTGCTCTGTGAGCACAAGATTAGGCGTAGGGAAGGCGACTTTTGGCTTTCCTTGCTGCCGGGGCTTCTTTTGAGCGGCTTCGCGGACTCGGGCGATGGTGGAATTGCGCGCTTCCTCGTTGTTTTCGATGCGCATCTTGTCTTTAGGAGGTGTCTTTTTCATGGGCGATGGGAGGGTTTAGGCGGGAGTTGTAAGGAAGATCATATCAACAGGCGTGCCGCTGTTGCAGACGGTGAGTTCGTCAGTCTCGCCCGCAATATCCAGAGTGGATGTGAGGCTGGTAACGGTCGGAGTGTCAATTTCGCCGTCGCGGTGCTGCCGGATGGTCAAAGTGCCGTCCGTGATGGTTGTTGTCGCGATTTTGATATAGCAGAGGGCTTCCGTGTTGGAAGGCGTGCCGGTTTGAACGACAACTGTCCCGGCGGTGGCGTGCCAGACCGTCAGCACGGTTCTGCCTGAGACAGTGAGAAGGGCCGCGGCAGGGTCGGCGCTGCCCTCAGTGGTCGGCTCGCGGGTGACGGGTGTCTTCGTGATTGTGAGCTTAAGATACACCTTGGAGCCGTCCGACACGTCAAATTCGCCTCCATCAACTGCGTTGGACTCCATGAGCGCGGTAAGCGTTGGATTCGCCGCCTCAATGCCTTCGACATTCGGCGCAGTAAAACTGCCGTCTGCAACACGGACGCGGAAATTCTCCCCATCAGAAATGTTCGTGACGGTGAAATACTTTTCCGAGGCGGCGGCATTTCCAGGCACAAGGTTTGCCGCAAGGATTTGCGCCCGGGTGCCGTCGTCCAGTTCCAGGGTGACAATTTCAAACTGCCGCAGCAGATCGCATACAAACTTCGCGCCGTCGTTGGCTTCGCTGGCAAGCTCAAGGAGCGACTGCGGGTCGGTTCTGCGGCTGCCGTTGTGTAAGAAGGATCGAACAATCATGTTGACAGTCAGTTCTGAAAGTTGAGAATTAAACCGAACCTGACCAGTTTCGCAATGACCATTCCAGCAACTTCTCCGCAACCGGCTTCTCCGGCTCCCGCTCCTGTGTCCCACGACCCGCGCCCCGTTATTCCTGAGGGAGACTACCCGACTTCCGGGATTTATGCGGTGGACACTATTTCCGACCCGGCAGCATTGAGGGCGGCTCTTCTTGCTGATGCGGGGTCCAACGGGCAGCCGCAGTATGAGGCCGATCAGGTATTAATGCCCACGGAGAGCGGAATGTATCGCGTGCCGACAGAACCGGCGAGAGCGACGCTTTCGGAACAGCCGGTTCCTTCTCCAGAGCCGACGCCGGAGCCAGCGCCCGCGCCAAAAGCACCGGAGCCTCCCGTGGTGGATGACGAGGTGGCCATGCCGGACATCCGCGAGGCCGCAAAACAGCTTGTTGTCGAAGGGAAGCGCGTTCGTTTGACCGGTCTCCCGGCAGAACTCGCAGAGGAAATCCTGCGCGCCAAATCCGACCCTGCTGCTGCCGCTTCCATGCTTTCCCGGCTCAAAGGCCAGGCTCAAGAGTCACCCGCCCCCGCTGCGGAGCCGGACCCCGTAGCAACTGCGCCCGCATCGCCAACGCCAGACGACATTCTGGCGCAGATGGATGAAATCACCAGCAAAATTGCCGAGGCCGACCCCTACGACGCCGAGGCCATCCGCGATTTGCAGGCCGAAATGGCTAAAGCGCAGGTCCAATACGCCAAAGCGATGTCCGCACCGGCTCCGGCCAAGCCCGTCCCCGCTCCTGAGGCAGAAGAAGCACCTGCAACGCCCGAACAAATGGCCTACACCGCGGCATTTGACGCCGACGAGGCCAGCGTTCGCCGTTTCGTTCCCGAAGCATTCGACGAATCCAGCCCGGTGCGGCAGACGATGAACGCGATTCACCGCGAAATGACCGCCAGCGCAAACCCGGCGGACAAGGCTGCGCTGGAATCTCCGCAGATTACTTCTTTACTCGCCGAAAAGGCTCTTGCACGACTCGCAGAACTGCAACAGACTCCAGGGCAAGTGCCGGGGCTGCGAGTTGCCCCCGGCCCGTCAGGAACTCAAGCAACCAGCGCGCAGCCCAGGGTGGAAGCCCGGACGCCCGCAACGGTCTTCGAGCTTAACGAGCAACTCATTCAGGAAGGTCTTTCTCCAGCCGAAATCCGCGCGGCAATCCTGCGCGGGTAATCAACAAGGCCAGTCAGTGACGTTCAGGGCGGATAGTCCGGGCATCGCACAGGCATAAAGGCAGCCAAGAGAGGCCAGCCAACACGGACATTACGTCCGCTGGGTTCCCGTCATGGGCCTGCGTGCCGTCGTGTCCTCACCCCGCATAGTTTCCGCGGACAGCGGAGCCGTGCATCAAACCCAACAAACCAACCTCTCTACAAGCACTATGGCTGTTACATCTACATTCATCCCCCACGGCACCCACCCGACGCAAGTCGCCGGGCAACTCGGAAACCTCACTAAGCCAGAAAAGTGGCAGCTTATGGCTGCCACCGGCATTGACGAAGTTGACTCTCTCGGCGCTCTCGAAGGGAACGACGACAAAGCGTTCGTCTGCACTACCGTCAATCTCGGCGCATCCGAAGGAACCATTGTTCAAATGCGCACACGCTCCGGCTTCGCCAATGAGGGCGTCCGCGGCGTCGCCAACTTCACCGTCAACGCGCAGTTCGAGCAAATGAAGTTCGGGCAATATGGCGTTTTGGTCGGCAAACACCGCCACGCATCTTCCACCAACGACGCGATTTCGACTGAAATGCTCATCGAACGCGAATTGAAAGACGGGTCCGCCGTCGAAGAAGGCAAATGGTGCGGTCGCCGGGCATTCGAGAACGGCGCGATGACGATGCGCGAGCGCATTCCTGCTGCCGGAAAGATCGGCGTCAACGGACGCGACTGGAACTACATCCGCAGCACCGATACGCTCGGCTTCAACGCCGTTGTGATGGCCAACGCTCAAGTGAAGCTCTACGGTGGCGCTCTCGGCGACATTTCCCGTGCAGTAGGCTCGAAAAAGCAGTGGCTCATGAAAAACCTCTGCCTCGCCCCTACCGACGTTCTGACTGGCATCCAGCTTGACCCTCTGTATCAGGCCGCCGCTGCGCAGGCACAGGAACGAGGCGCAAGCAATCCGCTGTGGAGTCAGGAGACCGTCATGGTGAAGAACACCGCATTCATGGAGCACCTGAGCGTGCTTGGCGACATTGACGGCCCGAAAGGCTCCGTTCTTGCCCCCGAAGGCGTGTTGAATACCCGCGTTCAGGCGGGCACCGGCGTTATTGACATTCTGTTCGGCAACGTAGGCGGCACCCCTGACGAGTATGTGTATTACTCGAAGTGGTTCCCTGGCTACAATTACATCTTCAACGAATACGGTGGACCCGCTTCTGCCGCAGGCGCTGGACAAGACACGCTCGGCAGCCCGCAGAGCACTACCAGCCAGTATCTGCCGGACTTCATCCACGGCAGCGCAGGCACCACGGAAAACATTGCCACCGGTGGCGAACACTACCTGATGATCCTCAATCCGCCTTACACCGGAGCGAACGGAGAGCCCGCCAACGCCATCGGGTACTACTCCTACACCGTCGGAAACGACGGAAAGAAGATCACCATCACAGGCCGTCTCGGTTCCGCCACTGGAGGTTCTTCTGGTGCATATCGTGGCCGCGTGACCGAACTCATGAGCAGCGGCGCGCCCGGATACGACGCCGCCAAAACGGTATCGTGGGGCGCGAGCAACGAATGGGGCGGCGTCCAACTCACGGACGTGCATCCAGCCGGAGCGCGCATCTTCCCCTGCAATGGTCGCGGCGTGCCTATGGCATGGGCGGCGTTCATGGGCAACAACGCGCTCTACCGCGTATGGGGCAAGGCCAAGTGCAAACGCGGCACCGAGAACATCGAAGTGGACCACGGCCAGCGCATGTTCACCAGCATGTGGATCGGCCACCGCGTCCGCGTGAACCGCGAAGGCAACCCCGCTGCGCTCGCGATGGTGCACTGCGCCCGATACATCCCCGGACGCACGACCCCCAACGTTCTCAATTAATAACCCCCAACCGGGGCGGAGTTCGGGAAACCGGCTCCGCCCCAAACTTTTTCTCCTCTCCTTCTTATGATCTCCAACGAAATTATCGCGGAAATCCTCAACTACGTTGGAAGCAACGACAATTCGCTGACCAGCTACGGCACCCATTATTACGCCCTCATGTCCGTTATTCCGGGCACCGGCGGCGGGGGAGTGGAGGCGTCTGGCGTAAGCCGGGTATCGGTGACGAACAACACCACGAATTACCCGACAGTGACCGCCGGCCAAAATGCCAAGTGGCTCCAGGCCGCGGTTCAATGGACCTCCATTCCTGTGGGAACGTGGAAAGGCTTCGCCATCTACTCCGCATCCAGTGGAGGCACGCTGATTGGCTTTGCGGCCTTCAATGAGGGAGACATTACGACCCTTTCCGGCGATTCCATTACGATGGCCGCTGGCAGTTCAGTGAAGTTTGAGATCGCAACCACGTAACCCTTATGGCCGATTACGCTGCATCGGGCACTATGGGTATTCCGTTCATGTCCACTACGGAACATGCAGCGGACGGCCTGTTGAGTCTTCGGTTTGCCATTACAGGATCGTCCCGGAATCCCGGGGCGTTCCGTAGCGGACTTCCGGTTGCTCTGAGGGCGTTCTGGAGTGCCAGCGCCAAGCTGGCGACGGTGCATCAGGCTACAGGAGTTGTCTCCGTCAGTGTAGCGGTAAGCGGTTCGCGCCGGAAGTCCGCGCCAACAGGAGGGATAGGCGTCCCGGGAGTCTTCCGGGATGCCCTGCGACTGTGGGGCTCATGCTGCGAAGACGATGGATTGCCGGACGAATGTGTGCGCGAGGAAGCCGTCAACTGCATCAACGCGGCGCTCCAGCACATCTACGCGCAGGCCACCGTAATGCCGTTCATCAGTCGCCGCCGCCAGTTCTACCGCTGCCCATCCGGCAGCCAGGAGGTGGCGCTCCCTTTCGAGGTCCAACAGGTAAAAGGCACCGGCCGTGAATACTACGTGGTGGAGTTCACGGCCACGTCCGAGGATGACCAGAGCCCCAGCACCCCCGTATCTCCTTTAGAGGCATTATGGGCTATGGAATGGAACACCGGAGACGTGATGGGCGTCAGCACGGCAACCAAACAGAGCTTTGACCGCTGGCTAAAGAGCACCGGAGCTACCTATGGGTGGATGGTGAGCGTATCCGATAACGCATGGCGCTTCACGCTTCTCTTTGAAACCCTTCCGACATTCGACGGAGAGACGCCGGTATCATTCTACGGGAACAACGACGGCGGAACGACCGCATCCGTGGACATTCTCGGCCAAACGCGATGGATGGAGCCCGTAGGCAGCGAACAGGCCGTGGTGGATCATTCGGCCCTCTACGGAACCGGTTCACGCGCCTACTACATTTGGGGCGGCGACAGCAACCACAACCCGGGCGGTCTTTCGGGGGACATTGAGAGCGACCTGCCTCTTGTTCTGACCGGCTCATTGCACGCCGATGAAAACGTCACGCAAATTCCCCTTTCAGGCGCAGGGACATACTGGTCCGGCACCGTAACAGCCATAGACGGGCCGGTCACACTCTGGCTTGTGAAGCGATTGGCAGACGGGAGCGGCGACTGGACGCCCGTGCAGGAATACACCGTGGACTACGATCCCGGCCCAAATGCGGGAGAGATCGAGTTTTCGTTCACCAGCGAGGAGGGATACTACTACGGATTTGAGCCCACATCCGAAGGCGCTCCGACACCGGCGACTCTCACTGCCGTGAACAGCGAGACAATTGACCCGCTGAACGAAGACAGCGTGAAGGCGTGGGTGAAATTCAGCGAAGCCGCAGAGGAAACCATTGGGTTTAGCCTGGACGTGCAAATGGAGCCCGCCCGCTACAGCCTTGAGGACTACGACGGCGGGAAAGTTATTCCCTTCCCGAACGCCTACATCGAATCGGTCCTGCTGCCGGTGGTGCGCTGGTATGCGTCCAACAGCATCCGTTTTACCGCCCACGACCGCGCCGAAGCAATTGCGGTGCAGTATCAGGCGGCTATGAATATCATTCGGGGACTCGACCCTGCGCCGGTGGTGGTGCGGGAACGTGGCGAGCCTGACAACCCATCACAGAAAGCATGACTGCCTTTCAACTATCCAATCGTCTCGCGCACTCCTGTCTGACAGTGCGCACCGTCGCCGAAATGGAGCCTGGTCATCTTCAGTTCATCGGCGATGCCATCGTGTCGGGCGCGGGACAATACTTCGACAACACGCCGCAGAGGTTCAAGGAAAGGACATGGAAAGGGCGGTTCAATGTTCCTCTGGATGGAACGGTATCGGTGACAAACGGCAGCGCCACCGTGACGGGCATGTCATTCCGCAACGGGGCCACTCTGAAAATCGAAGGCGAATTTTTCACCGTGAGCCAGACACAGGCGGGAACATGGGCGCTGGATGACGTGTGGGAGGGCACGACCGGAAGCAAAACGGCGACACTCGACCGGGACGTGGACAGCTTTTCATGGCTGTTCGACGGGTTCGCCGGGCCGGTCATGATAAGCAAGTCAGGAGACCCCGGCGAGCTTGAGATCACCGAATATGCCGCCGCAGATCGAGCGGACGAAATCGGCTACGCCATCGAGGCGACCGAAACGGGAACGCTGATTCGCCTGCTGCCTAAACTCACCGCCGCATACAATGTGCGGGTGCGGGTAGCGGTCAAAGGACTGACCCCGCCGACACTCGCCCAACTGAAAGCAGACGGCTACACCCTTCCCGTGGAGGAAGACCACGCCATCCGGTTCCTGCTGCCACTGTGCGCCGAAAAGCTCACCGGGCACCCGCTTTTCCGTCCCGAACGTGTGCAGGACGTTATCGCCCGCGCCGAAACCGCGCTCCAGCAACTTTCCCTTGTTCGACCCACCGTCAGCAACGCCAACAACCGCATCATCCCAGCCCGGTAACAGCCATGCCTGAGACATTCATCCAACTTGAAGACCTCGACTCCTTTCTTGAAGACGCTATTCGCAAAATCAAGAAAGGCGGGATGGTTTGCGGCGCAAAGCCGCGAAGTGTGTCGCTTGTTGTGACAGTCATCGGGGGGAGCAAGACGTTGAATTTTGAAACGGGCGCGGACGCAGTGGAGAACATCACGACCGACGTGGCGGTGACGCCGGACACCCGGACCAGCACCAGCACGCGAGGCGAGCAGCGCACCAACTCAGGAGGGCAAGAGCAGCGAAGCAATTCAACCCAGGAGGACAGCGGAGGATAAAACCTATGGCCAGAATCATTACCACCGAATCTACCACCAGCACGACGAACGGAGAAGGCTTTGCTGCGACGACAACCGACGAGCAGACCGAAGAGTCCCGCCGTGGTCAACAAAGGCGCACCGACAATCAGGGCGCGCAGAAAACATACACCGCCGCCCGCATGGGCGCTCAACTCACCATCACCATCGAGCTATGAACATTCCGCCCCCCATTCTTCCAAATCACGTCTATCTGGACGCGCTGCATTTCGATACAACCGACCCCTGGGTGATGCCAATTGGCGGCGCTGGTATTCGGTGGACGATAGCGCTGGCCGACTACGACCTGCCGAGCACCGGAACAATTCAGGTGCGCACCATTGCCGCGGCAACCGTAAGCGCATGGGTTCCGTATCTCACGCTGTCCGAAGCGCCGCCCATTTTCGACATCACCACGGGCGAGGGGCTTCAATACGGCCTCGCCCTCGACGTTGCCCCCAACGATATTTCCTTCACTGCGTCCCCAGCATTCGTCAGCAAAGCCACCGGTGCCGTCATTGTGGACCGCACGACGCACATTGACATCATCCAGGGAACAGAAACCGTTTCCGTTCCAAAAGTCGAAGTAACCTAAGCCCTTTCCCTTCTCACCCCATGAAAAGCAAACTCTTCCAAGCCATTGTCGCCGTCCTGCTGTGCCTTCAACTGACGGCGCTGCCTGCCACGCTGACGTATCCGAGCGGCACCAGGCACGTTTTCAGCCCATCGGCCACCACTGCCGGGCTGAATGTTGGCACGCGCGCAGGAAACCCTTCGTCTCTCGTTAATGGGGACATCTGGTATAACAGCAGCACGGCCAGTCTGAACGCCTACGTGGGCGGCAGTGTGGCCACTCTCAGCAATTTAGGCGTCTATGAAATCACTGGACTTGCTGCTGACAACTCAACAGACGACAGGGCTGCGTTCCAGGCCGGACTGGACGCCGCGGGAGTGCTGGCATCGGCATCCGGGACAAAAATCCGCGCTGTCTGCCCGAAGGGAAAGAAAATCAAAGTAGTCGTTACCGCCTACACGCCGACCAGCGGAACCGTTGGCTACGGCGGGCTTGGCATTCCGAGTAACGTTATTCTCGACCTCAACGGCTCAACGATTGTCGGATACGACCTTTACACCGGTAGCGGAGACGGCGCACTGATCTTCCCAAAAGGCTTGCACACCAATACCACCGACTACGGAGCAGCTTCCGGGTGGGGAGTGGAGAACGGGAGACTGGAAGTAAGGGCGCGAGTCATTGTAGGCGGCGCAACGGGAGTAACGACCTCCTCCAATACAATCACATCGAACGCTCACGGCTTGAGCAACGGCGAGCGCGTTACGATGGTGATTGCGACTACAGGACTCGCTCCGGTGACGGCGACCGCGGCAGACGACCTGCTCACCTACACCGCCCACGGGCTTGCGGATGGAACGCCTGTGGCGCTTTACTTCAACTCATCCGCCGGATATGGCGGGCTAACGTCAGGGACTCGCTATTTCGTGCGGGATAGCGCTGCGGATACATTCAAACTCGCGGCAACCAGCGGGGGCGCGGCAATTGACATTACTACGGATGGTCCGGGTTCTCAGCCTGGGGCGCAACTTCGCAAGACTTGGGGAGACGTGACGGTTGGGGGCACTTACTATGTCATCAACTCGACAACGAACACGTTTCAAATATCCGCCACCTACAACGGGAGCGCGGCCACTGTATCCGGCGGTGCTGGATTCTACAGTGTGGATGCGCGAGTCGGGAACTTGCTTGTTTTCTCGCAATGCCGCGACGTTACCTGGAAAAACTTGACGCTTGGGCAATGTTATTATCATGCGCTCGAAGTTCAGAGCGGAGACGGATTATGCGTGGAAAACGTCATCATTGACCCACAAAACATTCTTGCCAACGGGGCTCCAGAGATTCAATTCGACGTGGCAGGGAGCGCCGGGTTCCCTAAGAATAGTGGATTCACGCATACCCCATTGATGACCAATATTGTGTTTCGACGTGTGTATCTCCGCGGATTTCCTCCAAGCGACAACGCCGGAACAAGGCGGATTGAGTTCGGGCACAGCGCCGGGGTGTGCCGTAATATACACATCGAAGATTGCTACTTCGACGGGCTGAAGGGCAGCGCTCTCACGACGAGCGCCGGGGCACTGCACGCCTTTGATTGCAACACATCCGCCGCTGTGGCGCATGTTATTGACGGACTGACGTTGACGAACACCGTAATCAACCACGACTGTATCCACGCATCCTCCGGTGCGTTTATGGCATCCACCGGGACAACGGCCAAGATCAATAACGTGCTTCTCGATGGGTGCGTGATTCAGGGCGTTTTTGGCGAGGGGATCAGCTTTGGAGGATTCTCAATATCCTCGCCCGCCGCAACCAGCCCGAGCAACCGAACAAACATGGTGGCCCGCAATTGCGTGGTGAAGATGGGGCACGAAACCACCGCGGGGTCTGCTTGGGATTTCCGGGCGCAGAACGCCTACGCCGTTCCTATGTCCGGTGGGACTATCGTTGCTTACACAGCTTGCCGCTGCGAGGATATAACCTTCGACAACTGCCGCGCCATCATGCCTACCACGTTCACAAACGCGAATCTGACGCTGCGCGGTTACTATGGGTTCTACATGAGCAACAACACCAGCGCGACACTCCGCAACAATAGCGTGAGGTTCACGCATACGCTTGGTGGAAGCGTCCCGGCGGCTGGATATTTCTACGGCGGAAGGGGTAACATTGACGGCGTAATCACCACAGACACGCGGGATGCGCGATTTGTGCAGGATGGGTTCACGGTGGAGACGGCGAACGCGAGCAACTACAGGTATTGCTGGGATGATGACACCGTAACCTCCGCAAATGCTTATCGCCTGTCAGGTTATAGGCGCGGAGTGATCTTCAAGTCCGCCGGGAGTAGCGCCGGAAATGAGAATGACCTCATTTGGAACTTGGGCGAATACCGCGCTATCGCGGGGAGCACTGGTAGCGTGACGCAGAACACGATGGCCGGACAAGTTCAGTTTGCCGCTGCTGCAACCTCGCTCACGGTGACTAACAGCCACGTGCACGCGAACAGCATTATCACGGCCACCGTCGCCACAAACGACACCACAATGAAATCCGTCGCCGCAGTAGCCGGGACAGGGAGCTTTGTTCTCTATGCGGACGCAGCCGCCACGGGGACAACTAAGGTGAACTGGAAGATTGAATAATCAAAGCCCCTGCACGCAAAACCAAAACCGATCAGCAGCCTATGAAAACAATCACCATTCATCCCCTTGCCCTAAAAAGCCGCCCCATCACCCCCCCATTAAAAATCCTCAACTACGACATTATGCCACTTGTGACCACCTTTATTACTCTGCCTGTCCTGCTTGTTTGGGCCATGATCCCCGTTGCCGGTGTAGTTGTGATGGCCGCGCCTGCCAGCAGCGATATTGCCGCCGTTCTTGGCGCTCTGTTCGCGTCCGGGATCGCGGTCCTTGAGGCATACCACCGGAAGCGCGACCTGTCCGAGAAGATCAAGGCATTCATCGGAGCCGCAGGCGTTGGCTCATTCTTTCCCGGCGTACTGGTGAATCTCGGTGTCTTGTGCGGATGGTATCAGCAAAGCGTTGTTGAAGGGATTTGGTGGCAGGCGTGGGCATTCATGGGCTTGATTTGCGGCATGAACGCCTGGTGGATTATTCACAAGATCAGCAACCGCGCAAAGAGTCATGTGGAAGGGCTGTCTGACCGGAAACCCTCAGATTATTTGGCGGTTGAAGACTCCCCGGCAAGGAGCGAAGACGCGAAACCATGAAGACCATCATCGTGCTTATCGTGGCCGCCTGTTTCGGCCTTTCGTCCTGTTCCAGCTTCCAAAGTGGAGGGGGCGGAACCGCTCTCACCACAGCGGCGGCATATCTCGGCGCAGCCAAGACGCTCGACAGCGCCAAAACGCCGGAATCGCGGGCGCGGAAAGCCAAACGGCTCACGGAACTGGCGAACGGGCTGGACGTGATCGCTTCCGGGAACGTGAGCCAGACACAGGTGAAGGAACTGCTGGACCGCGTATTGCCGACCACGGAGCCCGAATGGGCGGCCCTGCGTATCGTGGCGCTCAGTTACTTCCCGCAAGAAGACATTCCCGTGCATCACGACGCACGGGTGACAGCGGGCGCGAAAGCCCTCTCCGCTGGAATTCGCCTTGCTCTTCCGTCAGGAAAATAACCGCGTTGAAGCATGAAGCCTCCAAGCTACCTGGGCAAAATATCACCCCTGCCGCGCGTCATCACAGAGGCGCTGCGCCTTGTCGGCGTCTCCGAAACCCTCGGCAGCGAGAATAATCCCGTCATCATGGAATGGCGGGATGAATTGAACCGGGCCGGGAAGGAGATTCACGGGTTCTCCGGCGATGAAGTGGCATGGTGCGGACTGTTCGCCGCCATTGTTTGCCACCGCGCCGGGAAAAAAATTGTGAAGGAGCCTCTTTGGGCGAGAAATTGGGCCAAGTTTGGCGTGAAGTCTCCCGCGCCCAGCCTGGGCGATGTGATGGTCTTCCCGCGAGGGAATGGCGGTCATGTGGCGTTCTACGTGGGCGAAGATGAAGAAGCCTGGCACATCCTCGGCGGGAATCAGTCTAACTCGGTGAACGTGACGCGGATGCCAAAGGCACGCGGACTTGTCGCCTGCCGACGCCCCATCTACAATAATATGCCCGCCACGGTGAAGCCCTACAAGCTCGCCAAAAGCGGTTCCCTCTCCAGCCCACTAACCGAAAGCTGACATGCGCCATTTCTATCTCGCCCTCGCCATCATTTTGGGGCTCTGCCTCATCTTCCTAGCGGTCATTCCGGGGGGAATAGCGATGTGGATTACCCGCGGCATCTTCTTTGTCGGGGCATTTGGCGCGCTCGGATGCTGGCTGGACGCCCGACTGGAGCACCGCCTCAAAATCGAGGCTCTGCGTGAACGTGAAACATTCCTCCGCGCCAGAGAAGAAGACCGGGCGCTGGTCGCCGGCATGAGACTTCAGCGCATGGCTGCCGCAAAACCTGAGAGCGAAACGTAAAATCCTCTTTCCAATCCCCGCAAACGTGTAAATTCACGGCGACCAAACCAAATCCAACCAACATCCTTACACCTATGTCTCCCAACGGAACTTTTAACACGGAAGGTCATACGACTCTCACATTCAACCTCGGCGGCAGCATCGGGCAAGGTCCATCGCCAGCGATTATCCTCGACAAAGACGGACTGCGGGCGGCATCAAATCTGGTCATGGGCGTTGGCGTTCCCTACGGGCAGTTGAGCCTTCCTGCCATCTTTGCGACCGGTGGAGTTCAGCCGGATGCGACCACTTACGGCACGAATACAACTCCTGTCACTACGGAGGGCTATGTTGCACAGATTTTCGTTCCGCATGGACTGGAAAGCACCGGGTTCCGTCTCCTCAACGGCGATGCCGTTGCCGGAAACGTGGTTGTCGGCCTTTACGACAGCACCGGGAAGCGGCTCGCATCGGCTGCCGCTACCGCCCAATCGGGCACCGCTGCATTCCAATCGTTCGCGTGGACCGCTCCTGTCAAAATCCCAGGCCCCGGCCATTATTTCGTCATCGTGATGTTTTCCAGCACATCCGCCCGTTTCCGCACCCATACTTTCGGCGGATTCCGTGCAGGCAAGCTCACCGGCCTGACAGCCGTCACCCTGCCAACGCAGATGACTATCCCGTCAGGCTTCACCGCGAGCCTCGGCCCGGTCGGCACGCTTTACTAAGATTGTGTTAGTGTGTGAATAGACCGGCGGGAGGGTTTGGTAGTTCTTCCCTCCCGCCGGTTGAGGCTTTCCTTCCGCCATGAACCAAATCACCGAGATTCAAACGCCAGGCATCGGCACGCAGGCCGCGCAATTCATCAAGCGTGAGCAGAACTACCGCCGCGCCATCAGCAGCCCGACTGCGCAAGCGAATCGTATGGCGGCAACAGGAAACCCGCTTCCTATAGCGGAGCAGAAGCAAGCTGGAGCGCCAGGCGCACAAGGCGCGCCATCATCGCCCTACCGGCGCAAGCTCACGCCCGAGCAAGGCATCGCTTTCACGCGGAAGCGTTCAGCAGCACTCGCCAAGAGCCTTGAGCGTCCCGCCGCCGCCGCTCCTGCCGCGACGACCACTGACCCCAACGCCGGGCTCCAAAACTTCGCCCGGCAGAAGCTCGGCGGAACCGAATTTCGCATCAATCGCCGCCATCCCGCGCGCGAGCCGAAAGCCCGCATGGGCGAGTTTGCAGGCATGACGCCAGATCAGGCATCAATCGCCGCGGAAAACCAATACGCCGGACTGAGCCCCGCGGAGAAAACGCAGTGGGCCAACCGCAGCGACGCGCTCCGCAATCCGGTAGCGCCACCGCCCGCCGCGCCTGCTCCCGCGCCGCGTTCAACTGGCGTCATGGACACACTGGTCAACCTTTTCCGTGGAGGCAGCGCACCCGCTCCCGCCACACCTGCGGCCCCCTCGCCGCCGACAACCGCCGCACAACC